GGACGAGCTGGAGATGGCCGGGCTCACCAAGGCCCCCTCCTCCCGCATCCGCGTGCCCCGGATCGCCGAGAGCCCGGTGGCGCTGGAGTGCCGACTCTGGCAGGCCATCCCCATCGGCACCCATCGGCTGGTGCTGGGCGAGGTGCTGGCCGTGCACATCCACGACGACTGCATGCTGGACGCCGCGCGCCTCTACGTGGACACGCCGAAGCTCAACCTCGTCGGCCGCATGCACGGCTCCGGCTGGTACGCCCGCACCACCGACCGCTTCGACATGCCGCGCGTCGGGCCCGCCACCGCACCGCCGAAGGGCTAGCCGGGCACGCCGCGCGATTGGCCGGGCGGGGAAGACGCGCTAACTCCTCCTCATGCGCATCTACCTTGCGGGCCCGGAGGTCTTCCTGCCCGACGCCGACGCCCTGGCCGAGGCCAAGCGGGCCATCTGCGCCCGCCACGGCGCCACCGGGGTCTTTCCCACCGAGCCGGTCCACTGCCCCCGGGCCGATGCGGAGCCGGAGGCGTGGCTGGCCATCTACCTCCGCAACGAGGCCCATATCCGCTGTGCCGACGCCCTCGTCGCCAACCTCACCCCCTTCCGCGGCCCCTCGGCCGATGCGGGCACGGTGTACGAGCTGGGCTTCATGCGGGCGCTGGGCCGGCCCATCGCGGCCTATGCCAACACCGGGACTTCCTTCACCGAGCGCACCCTCGCCTTCCTCGGCGAATCCGTCCGGCGCCGGCCCGACGGGGCCTGGGAGGACGCGGAAGGGCTGCACCTCGAAGCCTTCGGCCTCCACGACAACCTGATGATCGACGGCGGCCTGCGCGCCGCCGGCGGCGTGCTGGTCCGCCGCGACGTGGCCCCTGCCGACCGCTGGCACGACCTCGCCGGTTTCGAGGAAGCGGTGCGCCAGGTCATGAAATCGTCCTGACCCGGCTTGCCCGAGCGCCCGTCCCCCCCTATACCCCGCCGCCGTTGGACAGGTGGCCGAGCGGTCGAAGGCGCGCGCCTGGAAAGTGCGTATAGGTCAAAAGCCTATCGTGGGTTCGAATCCCACCCTGTCCGCCAGAACATAGTCCCATAGTATTCCCAAGCCGTCCCGAAGCCCTTATTTTACGGGCTCGGGCGGCTGTGCCGATTTTCCCATTCCGACCCTTTCTCGCCCATGTCTTCCAGGGGCAACGATGGGCAACGGTGCGGGCAATGGCCGCCTCTGTGGGTAACGGAGGGTCTGGATGCTCACCGACAAGCAGGTTCGGGCCGCCACGAAGAGGGAAAAGGCCTACCGCCTGAGCGATGGCGACGGCCTCCACCTGCGCGTCATGCCCTCCGGCGCGCGGCTGTGGCAGTTCCGCTACAGGTTCGGCGGCCCCGAGAAGACCCTCTCCCTCGGCCAGTACCCCGAGGTCACGCTGGCCGAGGCGCGGGATGGCCGGGCCGAGGCGCGCGAGGCGCTGCGGAAGGGGCGCGACCCCCACGCCGAGAAGGTGGCCCGCCGCACGGTCGAGACGCCGGTGGAGACCATCACCTTCGAGGCGGTGGCCCGCGCCTGGCACCAGCGGCAGGCGGGCCTCTGGACCGAGACCCACCGCCGCGACGTGCTGAACAGCCTGGAGCAGTACGTCTTCCCTACCCTGGGCAAGAAGCCGATCGTCGGGATCACCGCGCCCGCCGTGCTGAAGGTGCTGCGGGCGATCGAGGAGCGGCCGGCGGTGGAGACGGCCCACCGGGTCCGCCAGCGCATGTCGGCCATCTTCCTCTACGGCGTGGGCGAGGGGCACTGCGCTGGCGACCCGGCCGGCGTGGTGAAGGCCGCCCTGACCCCCGTGGACCGCGGCCGACAGCCCGCCATCACCGAGCTGGACCCCGCGCGGCGCATCCTCGCCGACGCCGAGAAGATCCCCGCTCACCCGGTCTCGAAGCTGGCGCTGCGCCTCTTGGCTCTGACCTCCCTCCGCCCTGGCGAGCTTCGGGGTGGCCGGTGGGACGAGTTCCACGGCCTCGATGGGGACAACCCCTATTGGAGGGTGCCGGCCGAGCGGATGAAGATGAAGGTCGAGCACCTGGTCGCGTTGTCCCGGCAGGCGGTGGACGTGCTGAAGGTGCTGCACCGGATCACCGGCCGCTCCCCCCTGCTTTTCCCCAACGTCCGCTCAGGCCTGCGCCCCATCTCCGAGGCGACGCTGAACGAGCTGCTGCGCCGGTCGGGCTACGAGGACCGCCACGTCCCGCACGGCTGGCGCGCGGCCTTCTCCACCATCATGAACGAGCGGAAGCCCGAGCAGTCCCGCATGGTGGACCTGATGCTGGCGCACGCGCCGAAGGACAGGGTGGAGGCCGCCTACAACCGCGCCCACCACCTCTCTCTGCGCCGGCAGATCGCCCAGGAATGGGCGGACCTGATCCTGGAGGGGCGGCCGCCGGCCGCCGCCATCATCGAGGGGGCGCGGCGCTAAGGCCTACGCCGTCTTCCGTGGACGCCCCCTGCCCCGCTTCGCGGCGACCACCTCGGCGGCGCCGGGCGGGTGGGATACGTCCGGAGCGCCCTCCCCTCCCCCAGCGTCGCCTTGCGCCACCTGCCCACCGGCCTCCCCGTGGCCTTGCTTCCACGCCGTCACGCCGGATGCCAGCCAGCGGCGCACCCCTCCGCCCAGATCCTTCGGCGGCGGGAAGGAGCCCTCCGCGATCCGGCGGTAGATCGCGGACTTGCTCAGGCCAGCCTCGCGCTCGACCTCGCGGAGGCGGAGGTACGGGTCGGACTGCGCCAGTGACGCCTGCCGCAGCTCCGTCAGGTAGGTCCCTCCGTCAGGCATCCCCCTCCCCTCCCCTCGCTCCATCCGCCTCGATCGCCGCGCGCATCTCCTGGCCCGCCGCGGTGGCGGCCCAGCCCTCCGGCGTCTCCTGGCCCAGCCGCAGCGCGGCGAGCCGGCGGAGATCCTCGTGCAGCGGCCGCCAGCCGCCGGCCTCCACGTCCTGGCGCTTGCGCGGGGCGCCGTCCGGGCGGAGCCATAGGATCACCTGCCGGTCCCGGCGCGTCAGACGGGACAGCGCGGACGCCGCGCCGCCCTCTGCCGCCCCCTCCACCACCCGGTAGGCCCGTACCAGCTCCACCCCCAGCGCGGTCAGCATGCGCGGGCTGAACGGCCGTTGGCGCGAGCGGGTCTCGGACACGAAGCTGGCGGAGATGCCGTGCTGCGACGCCCAGACCTCGGCCGAGCCCGCGGCCGCGATGGCGGCCTCGAGGCGGCGCAGGAGGTCGTTGTCCAGCAGGATCGTGGGCGACGTCGGCATAGGGGGCATGGAGGCACCTTCGGGGGACACCCCGCCGGCTTGTAGGCGCCGCGCGAGATCGGTCACGAAGGAGCCAGTACCAAAGGCGGGCCGGCCTGTATTCGCCCGGCCCGTCGCCCCCGCCACCTCACGCGCGCGCTGCTCAAGCGGGGCGGGGGCGGTCATGGGGACACCTTCGCCACGGCCTGAGCCGCCTCGTAGAATGTCCGCCGACCGCTCTCGGGAGGCTTCTCGTTGAGTGCCCAAAGGACGGCGGTGGCGGCCTCGCGCATGTCGCGAATACCCTCCGCCCGACCGCGCTCCACAGCCTCACGGATGGCTGCTTCCATCCCCTGCTCGGCGGCTTCCACGCGCCTCACCAGCGCCAGAACCTCGACCGGCGACGCGGCGGCCATGAATTCGTGGAGGGTGCCGAAGTAGGACCGATCAGCGGGGATGCTGGCGATGTGCTGCCGCCCCATCCCTTTGAGGTTGTCGGTATAGAGGAACCAATCGCCACCGACCGGCCGCTTGCTGAGGCGGAAGCCGTAGTTAACGACGTGCTGCGGGACGCCCTGAGCCAGGGCCCTGAGGCGCTCGATCATGCCCCACCCTCCCTCTCGCCCGCCCCGGCGAGGGCGTACCCATCCAGGCGAGCGATGGCGTCCATGGCGTCCCAGATGACCTCGCGCTTCGAGAGACGCGGCCCCATCCCCAGCGCCTTCACCGCGTCGTGCGCTTCATGTAGCGCCTGCCGACGCACCTCCTCCCGCAGCACCTCCCCCGCCTCCTGCGCGGCGGAGGGTGCGCGGCGGTTCCACATCTCCTCGGCCCCTTCCGCCGCATCCTCGGGCCAGTCGAAACCGACATCGCAGGTCCCGCATCTCACAGAAATCCAGGTGACAATGCTGTGGGAGGTCAGCGCTTCATCTTGCCGCGTCGCACGGCGAGGCGCGTCGCCACAGAACGGGCACGGCTTCAGCACCACCCCGCCCCTCTCCAGATCAGCCATGTTCGGGGCCTCCCTGGGCGCGGGTGAGGATGAAGGCGACGATGTGCAGGAAGGCGACCAGTCCACGGACCCGACGGCAGTCGGCATCGTTGATGCCGCCCCAGGGGTCGCGGGGATCCACGGTTAGCCAGCGCTGCCGTGCGACCTCAGGCCAGCGAGGATCCTGGCGCACGACGTAGCGCTCGCCGACCTTGTACCAGTTCCCCTTCCAGCCACCTTCGGCATGGGTGATCTCGACGTAGCGTAGTGCCATCCACCCACCCCTCACGGGCGCGCTCTCGGGGCGGGTCACGGTGTTCTCAGCCATAGCTCGGCTTCCCTCCCTTGGGGCCTCGGATGGTCGCCTCGATCAGCCCGCGCACCTCCTCCACGTCGAGGGGGTAGAGCTTGGCCACCTCTTCGAGGTGGGAGGCGTTGGCGTCGCGGAGCGCGCGGGCCGCGGCGATGGAGGGGGCGAGGCGCAGCGCCTTCGCCCACTCCGCGATCCAGACGGCGATATCGGTCTCGCCCGGGGCCACGCCGCAGAGGTGGTGCAGCAGCCCCTCGCCATCGAGGAAGGGCAGCCCCTCCGGCGGTGGCGGCGTCATGTGCCGGGCATAGGCGGCGTCGCGCGCGGCCGCGCAGCGCCGGTACGGCTCCTGGTCCGGGAGCTGCCGCATCTGCTCCAGGACCACCCGCGTCCCGTCGAGGACGGCGAGCATCTCCTGGGCGGTGGCGGCCGCCTCGAAATCGGCCACGATCCGCTCCGCCCGGGCGCGAGCCCGCGGAGCGATGGCGACGGTGGTGGCGCTCATAGGCCCGCCCCCGACGCCGCGCGCGCCGTGTCCTGCACCATGACGAAGATCCAGGCCACCAGGGGCGGCGCCAGGAGGAGGGTGGCCAGGGTGCCGGCCCAGGCGGTGGCGTCGCTCCAATCTCGATCTCTCATGCGACGTATCCCATGGGGGCGGAGCCCTCCATCTTCAGGCCGGAGCAGAGGCGCGCGTCTGCGGCGGGGTTGATCCACAGCACCTCCGTGCGGGGGCGGGCACCATCCGCCAGGGCATCCCGATAGACGCGCCGCCATCCGGCCAGGCGGTTGTCGTAGAGGTCGCTGGGGTAACCGCTGATGATGACCATGCCGACGAGGCGCTGAGCCCAGCCCAGCATCGCGTCATGATCCTCGGCGGTCATTTCGTGCCGGTAGGCGTGGTAGGCGCCGCCGCCCTTCCGAGACTTGTCGCTCCTCGTGCTCGGCAGGTACGGCGGGTCCAGGTAGTGGAGCGTGGTAGGCTCGTCGTGCGCCGCGCACACTTGCTCGGCAGGTCGGCTCTCGATGACCACCCCCCGGAAGCGGTCGATCACCGCGGCCAGGGAGGATGGAAGGTTGATCCAGTCCCGCGCCGGCGTGGTGCCGGTGCGGTTGCTGGAGGCGCGGAAGCCGGTCTTCACCTCGCGGTTGAAGCCGTCGCTGCCGAAGCCCATGAAGCTACGCACCACCAGGCGGCGTGCCTCCTCCACGGGGTCTAGGCTCACCTCGTAGGCCTGGTCGAACTCCTCTCGCGCGAAGGGCGTGCAGGTCAGTGCATCCACCAGTTCCTGCGCGCGGTCTGACCGGAGGACGCGGAAGAGGTTCACCACGTCGCCGTCCAGGTCGTTGTAGACCTCGGCATAGGAGCGGGGCTTGCGGATCAGGACTGAACCCGCGCCGCCGTAAGGCTCGACGTAGCAGCGATGGGGCGGCAGGTGGCCGATGATCCAGGGAGCCAAGAGCCACTTGCCCCCATGCCACCGAAGAACCGGCCGGCGAATGTTGCTCATGCCGCACCTGCCAGGGCGTCCACGCCCGCCTTCGTCGCGATGTAGGTGTTGTAGGCATCGCCCGGGGCCAGCCAGCCCAGCGCCACGCAGCGGTCGATGGCGGTCTGGAAGTCGAAGTTCCCGAGTTCCGCCGTCTCCTCCTGCGGCCGCTCGGCGTAGATGCCGGCCCGCCGGACGCACCCCTCCGCGATCGCCTTGCCCAGCACGCGGCGCAGGGCCGGCGTCATCGCCTCCGGCCAGGGCCGGGGGAGCGCGAGCTGCGGCGTCTCCACCGCAAGGTCCATGGAAATCTGCTCGGCCATGGCGTCAGACCCGCATCGGCATGAGCACGGCGGTGCCGCTGGGGAAGTCGATCCGCATGGGGGAGTGCTTGTCGATGACCCGGCAGGTGAAGCCGCCCGGCACGGCCCCGCACACCGCGGCGAGGTAGCGGGCCTGGAAGCCGATCTGGGCGCTGAGCGATGGCTCTTCCCAGGCGGCGACCTCCGCGGGCACCTTCACCTCGGCGCTCCCTTGGTACGGGCTGTCGGCGGTGATCCAGAGCGTCGCGTCGTTGATCCGCTGCTCGAGGCGAAGAGGGCGGGACCGCTCCATGGAGACGCTGACCGCCAGGTCCGCTGCCCGCGCCAGCCCGCGCGGGTCCACCACCTTCAGACGCCTCGTCGCATAATCGGCATGGGGGATGACGCGGACATAGTCCGGGAACGTGCCGTCGATCGCCTTGGTGAAGGCGGACCAGGACCCCAGGGAGAAGCGCGCCTTCGTGTCGCTGACCTCCACCTTCACGGAGCCGGTGGCGGCCGCGTTCAGCAGCGCCAGCAGGCGGGTGGTGGTCTTCCGGGGGATGATGAGGCCGGGCATGCCCTGCGCGCCCGCCGGCAGCGGCTCCTCCGCCAGCATCAGGCGGTGCCCATCGGTGGCGACGGCGCAGAGCTTCCCGTCCGCGCCGGCGTCGCGCGGGTGCAGATAGACCCCGTTGAGGTAGTAGCGGGTCTCCTCCATCGAGATCGCGTGCGCCGTCAGCGCCAGCAGCCGCCGCAGCGAGGGCACGGGGATCTCGAAGGTGCGGGTAGGCCGGAAGAGGTCGTCGTAGGTCGGGAAGTCCTCCGCCGGCAGGGTGAGGATGCTGGCCCGGAAGCTCTCCGTGGAGACGATCAGCCGCTCCAGCTTCGCGTCCGCCAGCAGCGTCACCTCTGCCGCGTCGGGCAGGCCCGCCGTCAGGGCGAGCATGGTGCGGGCGTCGGCGGTGACGGCCGGCAGCGTGCCGAGGGCGGCCACGGTGGCGTCCAGCGCCAGCTCCATGTCCGTGCCGATCACGCGGAGGGCGCCGTCCTCCACCTCCATCCGCAGGTTGCCGAGGATGGGGATGGTGTTGCGCCGCTCGGTGGCGGAGGCCGCGATGCGTGCGATCCGCCGGAGGTGCCCGGCCATCACCTTGGCGCCCTCGGCGGGCACGGCGGACTGCGTCGGCGTCGGCGTTGAGATGCCGGTGGCGCCCTGCGCCTCGGCATGGGTCATCCCATCAGGCATGCGCCTGCACTCCCTGGTTGGCGGTGGTGGTGAGGAAGGCGGCCGGCGTGGCGTGGCCGGGGTTGCAGCAGCGCCGCCACTGGCAGGCGGGGCTGAGCGGGCGGGCGGGCAGCGGCGCCGCCCAGACCCAGCAGGGCGAGCCGAGGCGCGGGTGCGGGCCGTCGCAGACGAGGATGCGGCTGCGGAGGTTGGCCGGGAGGGTGTCAGGGGGCATCACTGCGCCCCTCGCCCACGCCCTGGTCCAGCGGCTCGGTGTGGGCGCTCGTATTCAGCGCATGCCAGATATCGTCGGTCAGGAGCCTCATCTGCTCCTCGCCGTCTGCGATGGTGTTGCCGCTGCAAGTCATCGCATCCACCAGCGGGTAGGGATCGCTGGTGTTCTCGAAGCACATGTTGGTCAGGCGGTAGGCGCGGATCGTCGCGTAAATCGTCGCGTGGTCCCGCACCGCCGCCGCATTCGACGGGGTGGCGGCGGAGAGGGTGGGGGTGGTGTGCCGGTTCTTCGGGCGCAGATCACCGTCCAGCATGTCGCGCTCTTCGTCATAGGCGTCTTCTTTCTCGCCGTGCCAATGCGGTGGCAGGCTGGCGCGCAGATCATCGCCCGCACGAACCACCGCCCGGAGCGCGACGCATTCGTCTCGAATGTCACGCAACTGCTCGGCAAGCGCCGTCACTTGCGCTCGCAAGAGAAGAGGATGCACCTCCCCCGCGCCTCGCTGCTGGGCGGGAGGGGCGGTGAGGGCGGCGACTTGCCGGATGAACTCGGGTACGAAGTCGATGTCGCCCGTAGTCTCCTGCTCGCCGCAGTGGCCGCAAGCGATGAAGCCGCCATCAAGGGTCGATGCGAGCAAGCGGCAAATCTCGATGAACTCGCTCGGCACCTGCACCACCGCCCCCGCAGGCGCGGCGCTCGGCGTGGCGGGGCTCACCGCGGCACCTCCACGACCAGCAGGCCATGGGCGGCGAGGCGCTGGCGGAACCGCTCCCCGGTGCCGATCTGGTCGGCGTAGGGGAGGACGCCGGACGGGTGCCGCGCCACCACGTCCGCGAGCGCCGCGCAGAGCTGCCGCACGCCGCGGTCGGAGAGCGGGCCGGCGGCGGTCTCCACGATGGCGGCGAGGCGATCCGCGGCGGGCGCGTGGCTCTTGCTGGTCGCCGCGGTGGCGATGGTCTCCAGCACTTCGGCGGGATCGCGGGTCATGCCGCGGCCCTCCGCACGCCCTGGGTCTTGTGGACCGTCAGGTTCCAGCGGCAGCCGCGCCCGTCCACAAAGACGGCGGGGCCGGTGCCGGCGATGGCGGCGCGGATGGCCTTCTGCGGCTGCACGGCGCGGTGGGCGCGGAACCACTCCTCGGAGGAGCCGAAGGCGACGGAGCCGAGGTCGCCGGGCGGGCCCTGGATGACCTGGCCGCGCAGGGTGGGGGTGTGCAGGGCCATGGCTCAGGCCTCGCCCTGACCGGCGCCGCGGCGGAGGGAGGCGACGTGCGCCTCGAGCGTCTCCAGCTCCTTCGCGGCGGCCCGCACCCGGGCGTGCTTCTCGGTCAGGGTGCCGATGGCCCAATCCAGGGCACCCTTGGCGTCGGCCAGAACGTCGGCGGCGAGGTCGCGCAGGTGCTCGGCCTGGGACAGCGCGGTGGCGACGGTGGCGGCGGGGAGCGGCGCGGGACGGGCGGGCGCCTCCGCCGCGCCGGCGTCGCCCACGGCCGTCATGCCGGCCTCGTCGGCGCGGGTGACGACGAAGGCCGGCCCGGCGCCCCCGCCGAAGGTCAGCTCGGCACGGCGACCCTCGGCGAGGGCGCGGACGGCGAAGGTCGGGACCTCAGCGTAATTCTCATCGGCGAAGATGCCGGCGGGGCAGGTGTGGGGCTTGATAGTACCGCCTTCGGCGGGGCGGATCGAGAGAAGCGCCTGGCGCCAAGAGGTGGCGACGGGAGGTAGGTGGGACACGGGCGGCTCCAGCGGTGGGTGCTGGAGCGATAATTAGTGAAACTAACTTTGTAAGGGAAGCCCTATTTTAGTCGGACTAAGATTTTACATCCTCCTCCACGTCTGGGCGGACAGGCTGGGCAGCAAGACCACGGAGCATAGCCAAGGCGGGTCCCTGATCTCGACTCGACAACCCGCGGATGAGTTCAAGGGCCTCCAGCTCGGCGGCAGTCTGTGCGCGGGCCCGCTCTTCCGGATCATCACCATGCAGCAGCCAACCTGTAGACACCTGTAAGGCCACCGCAATTAGCTCCAGCGTCGGGTATCGTGGGATGGCCCTCCCCGTCTCGTATTGGCCAATCGCACCCGTGGTCTTGCCGACCCTATCAGCCAATTCGGATTGCGTGTTCTTAATTCGTTCTCTGGCAGTGGCGATCCGCCCTCCGATCTCCAGGCCTCTCTGCGTGACGGTCATCGGCTTGTTAGGCATGTCACGGCATCGCACGTCCGGACGCGGGCGGGCTGTTAGTTTGCCTTGACCATCATTGTTAGTCATACTAATTAAATGGCCATGCACCGAGACGCCCCCCTGATCGAAGCCCTCAAGCCCAGGGGGGCCATCACGCGAATAGCCTTGGCTGCTGGCGTCACTCCCAGCGCGGTTAGCCAGTGGCGGCGCGTGCCCGCTGAGCATGTTGGGGTTGTTGCGGACATTTCAGGCATGTCGGCATCAGAACTTCGCCCCGACCTCGCCCTCGCGTTCAAGACCCCCGCGACGGAGCCCGCCTGATGCGCCGCCGCACCCTTTGCGCGGCGCTGCTGGCTTTGCCGCTCGCCCGCTGCGTGCCGCCCTCCCGCCCGGCGCTGGCGGCGGCGTCGACCCGCAGCGGCTCGGCCTACGCCGCCGACTTCCAGGCCGTGCAGACCGCCCTCGACGAGCTGCCGGCCGAACCCCTGACGATGGACCTGCTGCGCCAGGAGATCGGCGCCAACACCCGTGCCCTCGTCGCCGGTCTCGAGCGCCTCCGCGCCGAGGTCGCCGCGCTGCGCCGGGAGACGACCCTTCACAGCCACCATCCCCGGGGGATCGCGTCATGAGCACCCAACGCAGCCAGCAGGAGCACCGGCTGTCCGATCGCATGCGCGGCCGCGTCGCCAGTCTCCTCCTGCCGGAAATCAGGGGCGCAGAGGCCAAGGACTTCGCGGCGACGGCCGATGCGGTTCTCGCCTGGGTCCTCCGAGACGGCGCCGATGCCGCCCTGCTCCGCGTGACGGCGCTGGAGCGGCTGCTGCGCGGCTGGAATGCCAGCTTTGACCGCCTTCCGGACATCATGGCGCGAGCCGACGAAATCGTCGCCTGGCGCCTCGCGGACCCCCTGCCGGTCGAATGGCGGCCTCCCGCCTATCGCGAGCAGGAGATCCTGCCGTGAGGGCGCTACCTGCCGCCCCACATGCTGGACCAGAGCGCCGAGAAGCATCTCTCTGCGTCGGCCTCGTTGGGGTTGTCCATCTTCGCGACCAGGGCGGCCGCTAGGGTGGCGGTCGCGATGGCCTTCCCATCCTCGGTGGCGACGTGCAGCCGCTTGGTGATGCCGTCGAGGGCATCGAGCATCCGCTCCTCGTTCTGGGGCGTCATCGGCATTCATCTTCTCCATGCAGGCGTGAACAACCGCATGGTGAAGGGCCCCGGGCGGGGCGGCAACGACCTGCCCGGGGAGCCCCGTATCCTCCTCGCCTGGTGGGCTGCCGCCTTCCTGGCCGGCGTGACCGGCTGGGCGGCGCTGATCCGCCTCGCGGTGACCTAGATGGCCACGGCGCGATCCCTTGAGAGCGGCATTGGTATGTACGGCGCTGAGATTGGCGCGGCCGCGTCCGGCGACGGCTGCCGCGCGCTCTGGGCCGCGGTGCTGCTGGTCGCGCTGCAGGATGCCCTGCGCGGCACCGCCCACAAGCCTAACGGCCAGGTCCGCACTTGCTCCCCGCCCGTCTGCCAGGGCGGCGAGGCCGTCTCCTTCCTCACCGACCCCGCGGGCCGGTGGGCACTGTCCCGCGAGATGGTCGCCGACGCCGCAGGCCTCGACCCCGAGGCCGTCCGCGCCCGCGCCATCGCCGCGCTGGCGGGCCAGGTGGACCTCTCTGACCTCTTCGTGAAGCGGCGCGGCGCCGGTACGCGCCCCCGCGCTAACCACCCCAGCCATCAGGAGCGCGCGTAGATGAGTGCTGCGGAAGTCCGCCGCCCCGAGCGCTGGCCCGACGCCATGGAGCGTCTGATGTCCCAGGCCGGCCTGGGCGTGCCGCACGGCGCGGAGCCGGGCACGGCCCTGATGCCGCCCGAGGCCTGCCGCGCCCGCGGCGCCGTCGCTGTGTCGATCGCGTCCCATGACCTGACCCTGTCGCAGTGCAGCGCGACCGTCATCCGGAACCCTTCCACATGAGTGATCGTGCGCCGCTGTCCCAGATGGACAAGAAGCTGAAGAACCTCAGCCGGGCCCTCATCGCGGATGCGGGCGGCGTTGAGGATGCCCCACTCTGCCCCGGCATGCGGGTGCAGAAGTCCTCGCTCGGCACCTACCAGAGCCTCAACCACGACCAGTTCATGCCGCTGGACGTGCTGATCTGCCTCACCGAGGTGACGGGTAATCCGCAGCTCCTGGAGGAGGTGGCGCGCCGCTGCGGTTTTCGGATCGAGCCACTGCGCGACGGTGGCGCTGGCACGGCCATGCAGCACGCCGCGGCGGTGGCGAAGGAGAGCGCCGAGGTGATGATGGCCATCGCCACTGGCATGGCGGACGGCCGCCTCTGCGCCACCGACCTGGCGCGTGTCGAGGCCGAGATGCTCGACGTGGTGCGCGAGGCCTCCTCCGGCGTCGCCGCAGCCCGTGCCGCGCGCGCCGCAGCGGGAGACCCTACATGACCTGCGCCACCCTTCGGCAATTGCAGAAGAGGGATCGAGCGGCGGTGCGGCGGAAGCTCACGCCGAAGGAGCGCGAGACGCAGCGCGCTGTGCTCGACTACCTCACCCTCGCCCTGCCGCCCGGCTCGAAGGTGCACCACGTCGCCAACGAGTCGATGGTGGACCCGTCCTGGTCCAGCGAGCGGAAGGCTTCCTACTTCAAGGCGCGCGCCCGCGATGGCGTGCTGCCTGGCTTCCCGGACCTCGCCATCCTACTGCCCGGCGGCCGGACGGTGTGGCTCGAGATGAAGCGGCCGATCTACGGCGTGCCCAGCGCGGACCAGCTCTCCCTGCACCGGGAGATGCGCGAGATCGGCCACGCGGTGGATATCGCCTCCACCCTAGAGGGCGTGCAGGCCTTCCTGCGCGGCGCTGGCGTGCCGCTGCGGGCGGTGCACCTGTGACCGACCTACCCGCCCCTCTCACGCCCCCTGAGTGCGACCTGCGCGGCCTCTCCTTCATGCCGTTGGACGTGGTGCGCCTCTGCGACAGCGACATGGTCGCGCTCTCTACCGGGGAGGAGTTCAAAGCCGCCGTGCTCCTCTGGGCGAAGGCCTGGCTCCAGGTGCCGGCGGCGAGCCTGCCGGATGATCCTCGCATCCTCGCGCACCTTTCCGGCGCGGGGACGCGGTGGGCAAGGATCGCTGCGGTGGCGCTGCGCGGCTGGGTGAAGTGCAGCGATGGCCGCCTCTACCACCCCGTGATCGCCGAGAAGGCCAAGGAGGCATGGTCCTTCCGAGTTCTCCAGCGAGAGCGCAGCAAGCGCGCCAACGAGAAGCGCTGGGGATCGCGCGGGGACACTGGTGGCGATGACACGGGGATGCCCGTTTCCTCACCACCGGGATCGCCGCCGGGATCACCGAAGGATGCCCACAAGCATCCCCATGGCGATCCCCACGGGGATGCCCGCGGTGATCCCAAGGGACAGGGACAGGGAAAAGAACCTTCGCTTCGCTCAGGGCCCGCCGAGCGGGCCGCGGGTCCGGTGGTGGCTCCTCCCGATGCTCGAACCGTCCTGTTCCGGGAAGGTCTCGATCGCCTGCGCCGCCTGACCGGCAAGCCGGATCGGGCTGCCCGGGGGCTGCTGGGCCGCCTGCTCCAGGAAGCCCGCGACGACGCCGCGCTGCTCAACCGCAAGCTGGTCGAGGCCGAGGACATGCGCCCCGGCGATCCCGAGGGCTGGCTGATCGGCGCCCTCCGCCATGCCGCCGGCGGTGCCCCTCCCCGCCCCGCCGGCTCTCCCCGTTCTAACCTCGGCTGGATGAACGATCCGGCCGCATTCGACAGGGTCGCCGCCGAATGAACGCCATCACCCCCGCCACCCAGGGCGCCATCGGCCAGAGCCGCGCCGTTGCCGTGCCGAAGCCGCCCGCACTGAGCCGCGACGTCGCGCTGGACGTGGCCCGCATGACCGATCCCGATCCGGAGGCCCGGGCCCTGCGGCGCTTCGACGCCTCGAGCTTCACCCCGGCCCAGCGCTCGGAGGCGGCCTGGGCGGCGGAGCAGATGCGCCAGGTCCTGGACCGCACCGTGACCCGCGCCGAACTGACCTTCTGGCTCGGCCAGGTCAATCAGGCCTGTCGGAACCCGCAGGACGAGGGCGACTTCAAGGCCCGCCTCGGCGTCATCGCCCAGGACTGCGCCCATCTGCCCGCCGCGTGCTTCTCGGCCGAGGGGCGGCACGCGCTCTACCTCCAGACGCGGTTCTTCCCATCCTCGCCGGACGTGCTGGCCGCGCTGGAGCCGATCGCCAAGGGCTGGCGCGAGCAGGCCGCCGCGCTGGCGCGCATCGCCACGCCGCCCGACGCGCCGGCCCGGTTGGAGGGGCGGCGCGTGCCGCCGAGCCTGGAGGAGGTGGCTGGGGTGGCCGCCACCATGACGGCGTGGCGGCAGGAGGTGGCGGCGCGGCGCGACGAGCCGCCGGCGGGCGCGGAGGCGCGTCCGCAGAACCCGAAGCACCTCTCCCCGGCGCAGCTCGCGATGGCACTGCGCCAGCAGATCGCCGCGGGTAGCTTTGCGGCCGGAGCGGCGCGGGCGCGGCTGGCCTCGCTTGAGGCGCGGCACGGCGCGGGCATCGGCCGGAGCCGCGCATGAGCCCTGAGACTACGCCGCGCACCCCTTCTCAAAATACGCACCCGGCCACCGCAGCCGGGATCTCAGGTCGCGGCAAGCAGCGTGTAACGAGGCGCAAGCGGCCTGCGCCACCCACCCGCAAACAGCTTCTTGACATTGCGGCGAAGGAGGCTCTATCGCTGGCCTTCAACGGCCAGTCGAGTGCAGAACTGCACTACGACTGCGGTAGCCATTCCAACCCCTCCATCCGCTGGTACTGTGTTCAGACCCGCCCCATGCAGGAGCGGAAGGCGGCGGATGAGCTTCGGAAGCAGGGCTTCACCGTCTTCCTGCCGATGTCGGTTCCTGACCACCTAGTCGTGCGGCGCCACCTGATCACTCCGCGCATCGGCACGCCTCGATACCTCTTCGTGGCCTTCGACGTCGGCATGGCGCCCTGGCGGAAGATCTTCTTCACCATCGGCGTGCAACGGCTCTTCATGCTAACCGAAAGCCGGCCGGCTCCTGCCCGCTGCGGTGACGTAGAGAAGCTGATCGACATGGTGCAGGCCGAGCTGGACGGCACGGCTGAGGCAAAGAGGATCGCTGTGGCGGTCGAGGCTGGCACTGTGGGGCGGGTGCTCGACGGACCCTATGCCCACTTCGCCTGCACCCATGTTGAGAGCAAACAGGACGGCTCCTACGCGGTGACGGTTGAGATGTTCGGACGGTCGCACCCAGTGGTGCTGGAGGCCGCGCAGGTACGTTGGTGAATTCGGCAATCAGTGAAGACGGAGGGCGTGATGGCGAAGCCGAAGCGTGCCGCCCTCTCCTTCATGCCCGACCGCCTCTCGGTCATGGACACGCGCATCGCGAAGGTCCCGCCGAAGCAGGTCGATGCCGAGTTGCAGACGCCCGAGCATCAGCGGTGGCGGGCCGAGGTGATCCGCCGCGCTGGCGGGGTTTGCCAGGGTCCGAACTGCGGTCGATCCGGCGTGCGCCTCTTCGCCGACCACATCGTGGAGCGGCAGGACGGCGGCGCCCGACTGGACCCGGCGAATGGTCAGGCCCTCTGCGGGTCTTGCCACACGGCCAAGACAGCCCGCGCCAGGGCAGTGCGGCACGCCGAGCCCCACCACCGCCACCGCCCGGCGTAGGCGCCGCCCACGGCCCGCCCAGGCCGCGCCCTGCCCTGATCGGCAGGGGGTGGGGGGGTCCAATCTCTGGCGGGGGTCGGGGGGATCAACCGCACGGGGGCTCAGCCGCATAATTTTTCGGCCCGGGCGCTTGATACTATTCAAACATTCAAACGAGGTGACCGATGGCCCGCGGCGGAAAGCGCGAGGGCGCGGGCCGGCCGCGGGGCAGCAAGGACAAGGTGCCGTCGCCCGAGGTGCTGGCCGAGGCGGTGGGACTGGACCTCAGTACCCTCACGCCCCTGGAGATGATGCTGGCCATCATGCGGCACTCCGAGATGCCGCCGGCCCTCCGCATCCAGATGGCGATGGCCGCGGCGCCCTACTGCCACGCCCGGCCGACCGACACGAAGGGCGGCAAGAAGGAGGAGCGGGCGGAGGCGGCCCGCAAGGCCGGCGGCGGGAAGTACGCCCCTCCCCCGCCGCCCGGCGCCGGCGGTAAGACGGCGCACTGATGGACTGGACCACGGCTTGCCCGGATTGGGAGCGGCGGATCGTCGCGCGCGAGAGCCTGATCCCGTGCCCGCCGCTGTTCCCGGCCGAGGCGGAGGCCGCGATGGCTGTCTTCCGGGACCTCGTCATCGTGGACGCGCCGGGCAGCCCGACGATCGGCGAGGCCTGCCGCCCGTGGATCACGGATTTCGCGGAGGCCATCTTCGGCGCCTACGACCCCGGCACGGGGCACCGCCTCATCCAGGACTTCATGCTCCTGGTGTCGAAGAAGAACACCAAGAGCACCATCGCCGCCGGCATCATGCTGACCGCTCTGGTCCGCAACTGGCGGATGTCGAACGAGCTGATGATCGTCAGCCCGACGATCGAGATCGCCAACAACAGCTTCGGCCCTGCGCGCGACATGGTGCGGGCGGACCCGGAGCTGGATGCCCTCCTGCACGTCCAGGAGAACCTGCGGACCATCACGCACCGGAACACCGGGGCGAAGCTGAAGGTGGTGGCGGCCGATGCCGAGACGGTCGGCGGTAAGAAGGCCGCCTACGTTCTCGTGGACGAGCTGTGGCTCTTCGGAAAGAAGCCGAAGGCCGAGAACATGCTGCGCGAGGCCATCGGCGGGCTGACCTCCCGCCCCGAGGGCTTCGTCATCTACCTGACCACGCACTCCGACGAGCCGCCGGCCGGGGTGATGAAGCAGAAGCTGGACTACGCCCGGGGGGTCCGGGACGGGAAGATCGAGGACCGGCGGTTCATGCCGGTGCTCTACGAGTTCCCCCAGGCCATGAAGGACGCCGCGGCGCACCGCGAGAAGCGGAACTTCTACGTCACGAACCCGAATATGGGCCTCTCCGTGAACGAGGCCTTCCTGGAGCGCGAGTTCGACATCGCGAAGCAGGCCGGCGAGGGCTCGCTCCGGGGCTTCATGGCGAAGCACCTCAACGTCGAGATCGGCATGGCCCTCTCGTCGTCGGCCTGGGTGGGGGCGACCTTCTGGGAGGAGGCCGAGGACCGCACCGTGACCCTCGGGGCCATGCTGCGGCGCTGCGACGTGATCGTGCCCGGCGTGGACGGCGGCGGGATGGACGACCTGCTGGGGCTGACCTTCATCGGCCGGGACAAGGTGACGCGGGACTGGCTCATGTGCTGCCGGGTGTGGGCCCAGCGCATCGTCCTCACGCGCCGGAAGGACATCGCGACGCAGTTGGAGAGGTTCGCGGCGGCCGGGGAGCTGACCATCGTGGACAAGCCTGGCGCCGAGATCGAGGAGCTGGCGGACCTGATCCAGCGGGTGGACCAGGCCGGCCTCCTCGGGCCCGTGGTGCTGGACCCAATGGGCGTCGGCGAGATCGTGGACGCCCTGGCCGAGCGCGGTATCGAGGGCGACGAGCGGGTGATGGCGATCCGCCAGGGCGTGGCGCTGACGGGGGCCATCAAGACCGTCGAACGGAAGCTGGCGAATGGCAGCCTCCGGCACGGCGGGCAGGCGATCCTGACCTGGAGCGTGGGCAACGCCCGCGTGGAGGCGAAGGGCAACGCCCTGACGATCGACAAGCAGGTCAGCGGGTCCGCGAAGATCGACCCCCTGGTGGCGGGGCTGATCGCCGCGGCGTGCATGAGCAAGAACCCGGGCCCGACGCAGCGGCCCTTCGAGAATACGGGGATCTGACACCGATGGGCCTGATGCAGCGTCTCGCTGCCCCGTTCAGGGGGGCGCCCGCTACCCCTGCGCGCGTGGAGCCGACGCTGCCGCCCCTGCCGGCGCCGCCCGCCCCGCCGCCCGCCGCCGGGCCGGCCGCGCCAGGAGCGGCCGCTCAGGAGAGCAGCGTCCACCGGCCGGAGCAGTGGCTCACCGCCTCCTTCGGGCGGCCTTCCGCCGCGGGGCGCCGGGTGGGCGAGGCGGACGTGATGAGCCTGCCGGCGGTGATGCAGGCGCTCCGCATCCTCTGCGGCGTCTTCGCCATGACGCCGATGCACTACCACCGGGCGACGGCCCAGGGCTCGGAGCGGGCGACCGAGGATCCGCTCTACGACCTGTTCCACGCCAACCCGAACGGGGTGCAGACGGCTTTCGGCTTCAAGGAGCTGCTGCTGGGCGACATCCTGCTGGCCGGGCGCTTCGCCGCCTGGACCTCGCGGGACCGCCTCCAGACGCCGACCGCCCTGACCCGCCTGGACCCCAACCAGGTGCATCCGGTCGAGTTCTTCAGCCGCGACGAGGGCGTGTCGATCTTCTTCGACGCCACCCTGCCGGACGGATCGCGGGAGCGCTTCGCGCCGCGCGACGTGTGGCACGTCCCGGGCATGGGGCGGGGGCTGACCGGGCTGAACCCCGTGGCGTTCATGCGGGACGCCCTCGGCGCCGCGCTGGCCACCGGGGACTACGCGGCGAAGTTCTGGGCGAACGACGCGAAGCCCAGCGTGGTGCTGGCGGCGCCCAAGGACGTGAAGATCCCGCGGTCCGACAAGCAGGCGCTGCGTGAGGATTGGGACGCGCTCCACGCCGGCGCCGGTCGATCGCACAGCACGGCGGTGCTGGACCAGGGGCTGGAGGCGAAGTTCCTCAGCCACGACAACCAGCACAGCCAGTTCATCGAGACCCGGACCTTCCAGGTGCTGGAGGTGGCGCGGATCTTCGGCGTCCCCCCGCACCTGCTCTTCGAGCTGAGCCGCGCGACCTTCGGCAACATCGAGCAGCAGAGCCTGGAGTTCGTGATCTACCACCTCGGCCCGCACTACCAGCGGGTGTCGGAGGCGGCCACCAAGGCCTTCGCCGCGCCGGGCTGCTGGTACGAGTTCCTACCCGATGCCCTGGTGAAGGGCGACCTCAAGAGCCGCATGGAGGCCTACGCCATCCAGCGGAACATCGGCATGGCGAACGCCGACGAGCTGCGCCGGCGCGACAACATCAACCCCATCGGGGGGCGGGCCGGCGAGGAATACTGGCGTCCCGCCAACATGGCGATCAGCGGCACCGACCCGGCCACGCCGGCGACGCCGCCCGTGCCCCAGGAGCCCTGACCATGCCGAACCGCGTGCTGGCGGCCGTCCGGGCGCAGCCCTGGGCGATCATGCCCGAGTACCTGGACGCCATCGAGGCGGTGGCCGTGAGGATGATGGCCGCGCCCGTGCTGGACACCCTCCGGCAGGACGGCCACGCCGAGCGCCACGCCGAGATGGTGGGCGCGGTGGCCGCCATGGGGCAGCGCCTGGAGGGCGCCCGGAGCGCCATGCTGCGCGACGGGGTGGCCGCGCTGCCGATCTTCGGGCCGATCTTCCCGCGCGCCACCATGATGACGATGTCGAGCGGCGGGGCGACCCTCGACATGATGGCCGCCGACCTCCGCACCGCGCAGGCGAGCGCGGCCGTCTCGAATATCCTGCTGGTGGTGGACACTCCCGGCGGCGTCACCACCGGCATCGGCGAGATGGGAGGCATGATCGCCGCCTCGCCGAAGCCGGTCACCGCCTACGTCGCCGGCATGGCGTGCTCCGCCGGGTACTGGCTCGCCAGCCAGGCGGGCGAGATCGTCATGGACCCCTCCGCCCTGGTCGGGTCCATCGGCGTCATCTTCTCCTCTTCGCGCCAGGAGGGGCCCGACGCCTCCGGGCGCAGGACCATCGAGGTCGTCAGCAGCGGGGCGCCGAACAAGCGCCCGGACCTGTCCACCGAAGAGGGCCGCGCCGCGATGGTGCCGGCCCTGGATCGCATCGAGGCCGAATTCGTCGCCGCCGTCGCGCGGGGCCGCAAGGTCAGCGTCTCCACCGTCCGCTCCAAGGCCTGGGGCCAGGGCGGCGTGATGGCGGGCGCCGACGCCGTCGAGGCCGGCATGGCCGATCGCCTCGACACCCTGGAAGCCACCCTTTCCCGTCTTGCCCGGCGATCCCCGCCGAGCGGCGGCAGCCGCGCGCTGGCCGAGCGCGACCACGACATGCGGCAGCGCCGCGCGAGGAGCACCTAACATGGACCGCATCACCGCCCTCCGGGCCCTCCAGGCCGCGAACCTAGACAAGATGGAGGCGATCCTCGCCACGGCGCACGCCGATGGCGAGCGCGCCCTAACGGCCGAGGAGGAGACGGCCTACGCCGCGCTCCAGGCCGAGGATGACCGCCTGGCGGCGGCGATCGGCCGCGAGGTGGACGGCGAGCGCCGCCGCGCCGCCGCCGCGAAGCCCCTCCCCGGCCTGCCGGGCGGCCCGCGCCTGCCCGCCCCGGGCTCCGTGCCCGCCGCGGCCGCCGAGCCTCTCCAGCCCGGCGTGGCCTTCTCCCGCATCACCCAGGCCCTCGTCCTGGGCGACATGGACCAGCGGCGCGCCGCCGCGGTGGCCGAGGAGCGCTGGGGCTCCGACTTCGGCGAGATCGTGGGCAACATGGAGCAGTCCACCACGACCAAGGGCGGCTTCCTGGTGGATACCCGCTACGCCTCCGACTTCATCGACCTCCTGCGCCCCACCGTCGCGGTGCGCGCCATGGGCGCCCGCGAGATCCCGCTGCCCGGCGGCAACCTGACCACCCGCAAGAAGACCGCGGGCAGCTCCGCCGCCTACGTCGGCGAGCGGCAGACCATCCCCGCCACGGACGTGCGCGTGGGGCAGATGACCCTCTCGGCCAAGAAGCTGGCCGCGATCGTGCCCATCACCAACGAGCTGCTGCGCCGTTCCTCCCGCCAGGTGGACGAGATGGTCCGCGAGGACCTGCGCGAGAGCGTGGCGGTGACCGAGGACCAGCAGTTCCTGCGCGGCGTCGGCTCCTCCACCGCCCCGACCGGCGCCCGCTACCTCGCCGCGGCGGCCAACGTCTTCGCGGCGAACGCCACCATCAACCTTCAGAACATCAACAACGACCTCGCGGCGCTGCGCCTGCGGCTGCTGACGGCGAACGTGCCGATGAGCCGGGGCGGCTACATCATCTCCTGGCGCACGGCGCTGTTCCTGGAGACGGTGCTCGACGCGAACGGCAACAAGGCCTTCCCCGAGATCGCCCAGGGCCGGATCGGGATGTACCCCTTCCGCGCCACCAACTCCGTCCCCTCCAATCTCGGCGCCTCCTCCAACGAGAGCGAGATCTACTTCGCCGACTGGTCGCAGATGGTGATCGGCGACGAGGACCGCCTGACGATCGCGGCCTCCGACGTGGCCTCCTACGTCGATACGGACGGCGTGACCCGCAGCGCCTTCCAGAACGACGAGACGCTGATCCGCGTGATCGAGCACCACGACACGGGCGTCCGCTACGACCAGGCCATCGCGGTGCTGACCGGGGTGAAGTGGGGCGCGTAAGGCGCGCCCCCGCCCTCTCCCTCCCACACCGCAGCAGAGGAGGCCCCCGTGGCCCTCAAGACCGTCACCTTCACCCAGCCCACCCGCGTGGGCACCCTCTACAACACCGGCGAGACGGCCGGCTTCGATGCCGCCATGGCGGAGGGGCTGGTGGCCCAGGGCTTCGCCGTCTGGGGCGCCGCCGCCATCGACGTGCCCGAGCCGCCCCAGCGCGCCGGCAGCGAGGCGCCGGTCACGGCCGCCCCGGCCGAGATCACCCCCGCCACCGCCGGGCTCCAGACGACCCTGGCGCAGGTGCCGGCGGCGGTGACGATCGATCCGCGCGACGACGTGGTGATCCCGGAGGGCTGGGCGAGCCTCGGCACCGCCGAGCTTCGCGCCCTCGCCGCGCAGCTCGGCGCCCCCGGCGCGAACAAGGCGGACGCCGTGATCGCGATCGAGGGCGAGCTGGCCCGCCGGGCGGCCTGATCCGTGCTGTCCGTCGTCACCCCCGCCGCCGGCAGCAGGCTCACCACCGAGGATCGGGCGCGTGACCACCTGCAACTGTCGGCGGAGGTGGCGGCGTCCTCCTACCTCCTGGACCTGATCGACGCGGCCTCCGACGCCATCGCTCGGGACTGCGATCGGATCTTCGGCCGCCGGGTCCTGCGCCAGCGCTTCGGCTGGCCCGCCACCGGCGGCGGCCTCCGCCTGGCGCCCGGCGCCACCGGCATCGTTGCCGTGACCGAGGACGGCGTGACGCGGCCCGTGGGCGGGTACGAGATCGACGCGGAGGACAGGCGCCTCTACCGCCTGGCCGAGGCCGGCGAGCGCATCGACTGGAGCGCGGCCGCCACCGTCGTCACCTACGCCACGGGCTGGGTTCTGCCCGGGGATCAGGCCTTCGGGGCGTCCGCCCCCGCCGACCGCCTGCCCGCCAGCGTGGAGCAGGCCTGCTTCACCATCGTCTCCGCCCGCGTCGCCGGGCGCACGCGGGACCCCATGCTCCGCTCCTCCAGCACGGAGGGGGCGGGGTCGGATAGCTGGATCGCCTCGGCCGAGATGGGCGGCATCCCGCCCCAGGCCGCCGCGCTGATCGCGCCCTTCCGCCTGTGGTCGGTGGGCTGATGCCGCGCCGTCGCTCCTACTCCGACGCCGAGCTGGCGAAGCAGTCCTGCATCCGCTGCGACGCGCCCTCGACGGAGCAGTGGCGGTGCTGCGCGGACGGGAGCTGGCGCACCTTCTGCACGCCCTGCGACGTGGGGCTGAACGAGGTCATCCTGCGCTGGATGGGCCTACCGGACGCCGAGGCGCAGATCGCGGCCTACCGGGCCAGGAAGGGGGTTTGATGGGCCACCTCCTCGACGGCCGCCGGCGCATGATCCGCAGCCGGGGGCGGTCCATGACCCTGCGCCTCCTCGCCTCCGCCGGCGTGCCGCAGCGCGACGTGGCCCTGGTCGGCTTCGATCGGGCCTACCGCCCGGGCGAGCTGGAGGGCGGGATCGCTCAGGGCGACGAGCAGGTGGAGATCCTGAACGACGAGATCGCCGCGGCGGGCTTCCCCGCCCCGACCTCCGGCATGCTGCTGATCCGGGATGGGCAGCAGGTGACCCTCCAGGGCAGCCGGGCCATCCGCGAGGGGAGCGCCGTGATCGGCCATAGTCTCTGGGTGCGCGGATGACGGATCACAGCCATCCCGCCTGGCAGCAGACCGCGGCGCAGATGCGCGAGGGCCTGCCGGAGCCGCTGTTCCCGCTGGACGACCTCTACCGCGTCGCCGCCTACCTCCGCGACGAGGCGAGGTTGGAGCTATCTGGCTCCGCGCCTGACCCCTCGCCGTGGGCGCGCCGGCAGCGTGCGGCGAACCTCTTGGCGATGGAAGCCGTGATCGTGGCCGTTGACCCAGACGCGGCAGAGGGCGGATGAGCAGCCCCGAGGTCTGGGCCGAGGCCCGCTCCATCATCGAGGCCGGCGCCGCCGCCCTCGGCGTGCCGGTGGCCTGGCCGAACGAGAAGTTCCCGGGTCTCAACCCCTACCGCGAGGACGGCACCGCGCAGCGCTGGCTGCTGGTCGAGACCGCGGGTGACCTGTCCGACCCCTTCGGCATGGGCGGCGAGGTCTGGGAGGAGACGGGCAGCGTCACTGTCCATGTCATGGGCCCGACCGGCGCCGGCATCGCCGACGCGCTGGCGCTGCGCAAGGCCGTGGCGAACCTCTTCCGCTTCCGCCCGGCCGGCCCGGTCACCTGGAAGGGCGCCATCCTCGACCCCGGCGGGGACGACGAGGACGGCAACTGGCACCGCACCACCGTGCGGGTCCGATACAGCTTCACCGACCGCTGAACCCGAGGAGAGCACCCATGGAATACCAGATCCTGCGCGAGGAGCCGACCAACAGCGGCACCTTCGTGACCACCGGCGACAAGGTGGACCCCTCCGTGGACATGGCCGAGCACTGCGCCGCCCTGACCGCCGAGCACAGCGCCCGCTTCGCCATCTACCCCTACGACCCGGCCGTGCGCGTGAAGCCGGCGCGCACCGCCAAGCAGCAGCAGGCGGACGCGAAGGCGGAGGAAGAGACGGCGGCCGCGGCGGAGAAGGCCGCCTCCTGACCCTGGCCGGCCATCGGCCTTTCGGACCCACGGGGCGCTTCGGCGCCCCCTTTTCATAGGAGGGCGCCATGGCCGCCACCACTGGCTGGCAAGCCGGCATCGAGAGCAACGACACCGACTGGTCCTACGCCCAGGAGCTGATCTGGGGCACGCCCCCGGCCATCGCCTACCAGGCGCTGCGCACCACGGGGAACGACAGCATCGCGCGGAACGAGCAGCGCGGCCGCCCGCCCGAGAAGACGGCCCTGGCCGAGCGCTCGGCGGCGGTGACGCAGCAGGTCAGCGCCGGCGGCGGACTGCCCTTCGCCCTGTCCTACAACACCTACGACGACCTGCTGGCCGGCCTGCTGCGCAGCGAGTGGGGCGCGGCCGTCGTCATCAACGGCGCGGGCGGCGACATCGTCCTGGCCGCCTCCGGCAACAAGATGACCTCGCCGACCGCCGGCAAGTTCGCCGCCCTCCAGGTGGGCATGTGGGTGAACCTCTCCGGCTTCGCCCTCCAGCCCGGCCGCGTGGCGCGGGTGCAGGCGAAGACCTCCGACACCGACGTGACCCTCTCGGGCTTCACGCTGGTGAACGAGACGCCCGCGGGCACCCTCGCCAAGGTCCGGGCTGGCGGCATGCTGGTCAACGACACGGTGTTCAAGTCCTTCACCTACCGCCAGCGCCTGGGCGCCCTCGGCTACCGGCACATCCCCGGCTCGTTCCACACGGCCGGTCAGCTCTCCGCCACCCTCGGCGACTTCCTGACCGGCAGCTTCACCCTCGCCGCCAAAGACGAGGTGAAGAGCCTGACGGACATCGCGACCTCCCTCACGCCGGCGCCGATCGGCCGGGTGCATGACAACGTGAAGGGCTGGGGCGGGCTGTTCTTCGACGGCGTGAAGGTCGCGGCGACCCTGCGCAGCACCACCTTCAACATCGCCAACGAGGGCGCCGCCGCCGACTACGGCAAGGGCGACCCCGCCGCGGCGGGCATGCGCAAGGGCACCTTCGGCGCCGACATGGAGGTGCAGCTCCTGTTCCGGGACTGGAGCCTCTACGACCGGGCCGTGAACAGCGCGCTCAGCGGCATCGTCTCGGCGGTGACCCTGGACGCCGCGGGCAATGCCTACGTCCTGGAGCTGCTGAACGGCAACGCCATCAACCCCCGCATCCAGGCGGGGCGGCCGGGCGACCCGGTGATGTCCACCATCAGCATCGAGGGCAATCCGCAGGCCGCGGGCGGCACGATGCGCATCATGCGCCTGCCGGCGGCGTGATCGCGCGCCCGGTGCCGCGGCGCCGGGCGCGTGTAGGGGCCGCGCCGTCCGGCGGGTGCGGCGCGGCCCCGTCCTTCCTTCCAACCCGCAACACCCGCACAACCCGCAAGGAGGCCCCGCCATGGCCAAGCTCTCCGCTGTCACCGCCGACCCCGCCGCCACCGACGAGGGCGACTGGATCGACATCCTGGAATGCGACGACCTGCGCATCCGCTCGCGCGGCTACACCGACCGCTACCATGACGCCCTGCGCACGAAGCTCCAGCGCGCCGCCCGCGCCTACGGTGGCGACGTGTCCCGCGTGCCCGAGGGCATCCGCCGGAAGCTATCCACCGAGGCCCTGATGGACCACGTCACCCTCGACGTGGAGAACCTGGAGGGCGTGGACATCGCCAAGCTGAAGGAGATGGTCTTCGAGGCGAAGTTCCGCCCGCTGCTGGACCACTGCTACACCGCGGCGAACATCATGCAGGCGCGCCGGGAGGCTGATCTGGAGGAGGCCGGCCCTTCCTTCGCATCGCCCTCCGCCGCGCCCTCGAATGGGGCCCCGGAGGCTCCGCAGGCCTGACGCAGGCCGAGCTGGCCCAACTGGAGGAGGAGTGGGACGAGGAGACGGTGGCGCGGATGCGCCCGGAGGTGCCGGACTGGCTCGTCTGGGTGTGGAAGGCCTTCCACCGCCTCTCCGCCGAGCGATCCTTCCAGGTCAGGGGTATGGCCGCGCCCATGGGCGTGACGCGGATCACCAGCGTGCCGGGGCGCATCCCCTGGACCGCCGTTCTCCGCTGGGCCGAAGCGCACGGCTACGGCCCCGAGCGCTTCGGCTTCCTCGATGAGCTGGTGCAGCAGATGGACGATGAGTTCCTCGACTGGCACGGGCAGCAGATGAGGGCGCTATGAGCGGCTCGGCCTTCCGGCGGCAGGTCAGCGTCTTCATCGACCGGCACCTCGCGCCGGAGGCTCAGTCCGCCCGCCTCGCCCAAGCGGCGATCGAGGGGCGGGACGAGCTGATCCGCTCCGGCCGCGCCGCCCCGTCCTACCGCACCTTCGTGGACGGGGTGGAGGGCGCGGCCGAGGCGCAGGTAAAGCCCCAGGGCGTCATCGTGTACCGCTTCGCCACCCTCGGCGAGGCGGCCATCTTCGCGCTGGCCTACCTGCGCGAGCGCTCCCCGGTGAAGTCCGGCGACTACCGGGACAGCTTCTGGCTGGCGGTGGACGGGCGGGCCTTCACTCAGAAGACGTTCCGCCCGGACCGGATCGGTGCCGCCAGCGAGATCATCATCTACAACCTCCAGCCCTACTCCCGGCAGGTCCAGGTGCAGATGGAGGGCGGGCGGAAGCTGAAGTTCAAGGTCCCGCCCGACCTCTTCGGCGACGCCATGGTGGAGGTGCGGAAGCGGTTCCCGAGCCTCAAGGCCCGGCAGTTGGACCGCATCCGAGCCCCCGGGCTCTACGTCATCAAGAACGGCCGCCGGGCCGGCAAGGTGGTGGACAGCCCGGCGCTGTCCATCTCGATCGCGGACTAGGGCATCACGCCGGTGCGCTGGTAGGCGTCGAGGCAGGCGTTGCGCGCCTGGGCCGCCGCGGCCGCGCCGTCGATGTTGAGGATCGAGCGGGGGTTGTACATCGCCGCGTCGATCTGGGCCCCGCGCGCCTGGCAGGCCGCTACAGCCGCCTGGTCGCGAGCGGCGCGGTCCTGCTGCTGACGCTGTCCTACCTGCTCGCGCCGACGTGTCTCGATCAGGTCGGAGAGGCGAGCCTCCTCGGCACGGACCCGCGCCTCGCGCGCCGCGGGGCTTTGCCGGACGACCGGGTTGCTCTCGGCGATGTTGGCCTCTGCGGCCCGGCGTAGGGCCTGGACGTAGTCGGGGCGGCCGGCGAGAGCGTCCTCCAGGAGGGAGGCCTCACGGGGCGGGAGTGGCTGTCGAGCGTTGGACAAGCTGTCCGGCCTTGTCCGGATATCGGCCAAACTACGTTCGATCTCTGCGGCACGCCCCGCTGAAAGTGGTGCTAGCGGCTGCATTGGCGGCACCTCTCGGGGGGCACACGAAGCCAAGAGCAGCAAGGGTAAGACGAAGCGCATGGACCTGCTCCATGGATGGGGTGGCGTCAGGTTAGCCGGTAATTCATGGCAGGGCGTCCCACCCGGGGCGCCCTTTTCCTGTGGAAGGAGGGGTAGAGGATGGCGAGCGTCGCCCAGGTCACCGAAGCCACCTTCGAGGGGCGGTTCAAGGACGCGATGTCGGCCGGCGCGGATGCTGCCGCCGCGTCCATGGAGAACCTGGGCGAGAAGACCGAGAGCGCCGGGACGCAGATCGAGGCGACCGAGCAGAAGGTCACCCGCGCTGGCCCCACCTGGAACAGCCTCGGTCGCCGCTACGACGAGAACGCCTTGCTGGCCCAGAAGACGGCCGACGCAAACAAGCGCCTCGCCGCCGAGATCGACACGGCCCGCGCGGCAGTGGGGCGGAACGGCGTCACCGTGGAGGACGCGGAGGAGAGGATCCGCCGCGCGACCATCGCCCGGGACCGGGCGGTGGTGGACGCGCAGCGGTCGGCGGAGAAGCTGCGGGACACCTACGGCAGCCTGAACGACAATCAGGCCAAGGTGGGCGCGTCGGCCAAGGTCACCGCGCAGCAGTTCGCCCAGCTCACCCCGCAGTTGAACGACTTCTTCGTGCAGGTGGCGAGCGGTCAGGGCGTGCTCATGCCCCTCATCCAGCAGGGACCCCAGATCGCCCAGATCTTCGGGGGGGTGGGCGAGACTTTCCGCACGGTCGCCGCGACGATCGGGCCTGTCCGCCTCGCCGCCGGCGCCATGGGGCTCGCCCTGGTCGCGGTGACCGCCATCGCGAACAGCCACACGGCGGAGATGGCCCTCCTCGGCGTGCAGCTCCGCGGCGTGGCAGCCGAGTACGGCGGCGTCACCGCCGCGGCGAAGGCCTCGGCCGACGCTGTCGCGCGCGCGGGCATCGGCGTCGGCCGCTCCGAGGCGCTGGCGGTGCAGCCGACCCTCCGGCGCGCGGCGTCGGCTAATCAGGTGGGCGGGCTCGACTTCACCGCCCTGACGGTCCAGGCCAAGGACCTCTCGACCATCCTGGGCACCGACCTAACCGAGGCGGTGGGGCGCTTCACCGCCGGCATGCGCGATCCGGTATCGCTGGTGGACGAGCTATCCCGGCAGGGCTTCCCCAGCATGAACGAGGGGGTCCGGCTGGCCGTCGAGCGGCTGCGGGACGCCGGAAAGAGCGGCGAGGGTTTCAGCCTCGCCATGCGCGCGCTCAGCGCGGACACCCAGGGCGCGGCGCGCGACGCCCTCTCCCCGATGGGACGGGCCCTGGAGGACGTGAAGGCGGCCTTCGGCGGGATCTGGTCCGATATCAAGAACGGGCTCTCCGGCCCCGGCGCTTCCGTCCTGACGTGGTTCGGCGAGGTGCTCCAGGCCGCGCAGCGCTTCCGGCAGTGGAACATCGACCAGCGCAACGGCCAGTCCGTGGTGGACATGCAGCGCCAGGAGGACGAGGGGCGCGCCCGCACCCAGGGCTTCGACACGTCGGGGAACCGCCTCCCCGTGCAGGGGCCGGTGCAGGGCGGGCAGTACACCCGCGCCGACCTCCAGGAGATGATCCGCCAGGAGGCGGTCCGGCAGAACGTCCCGGTGGAGTACGTCCAGCGCATCGCGCGGAACGAGAGCACCTGGCGCCAGTGGGACAGCAACGGCGAGGTCCTGAACAACCAGGGCGCCATCGGCCTCTTTCAGCTTCGGCGCGCGGCCGCCACCGACGCGGCCCGGACGCTGGGCATGTCGCCCGAGGACCGCATGTCGCTGGCGGGGAACATCCGCCTCGGCGTGCAGTACGCGGGCCAGATGCTGAATGCCTCGGGCGGGGATCAGCGGGACGCCGCCGCGCGCTACTACCAGGGCGACAACGGCTGGTCCCGTGCCCTCTCGGGGCAGAACCCGAGCGTCCTGGCCGCCGGCCGCGCCTATCAGGCGGGCTTCGACAAGCCCCTGACCCTCGACGCCGCCACCGTCACCGTCCAGGCCGAGCGCGCCACCTACACCGCGCCCAGCGGCCCGGATATGTCGGGCGGGGATGCCACCCGCGCCTCGCGCGACGCCCTGGCCCTGCCGGATGCGCTGGACCGCGCCCTGAAGATCGCACGCGGCGAGCAGGGCTTCCGCGTCACGGGCGACACCCGCGAGGCGAAGGCCGAGAGCGCCCGCGGGCTGCTGGGCGACGTGAACGCGGGGCTGGCCCTCGCTGGCACCGCCGAGCAGCGCGACCGGCTGACCCAGGCGCAGCGCAACCTGAACGCCGAGATCGAGCGCGGCCTCGACCCGCAGGACCGGATGATCCGGCAGGCCCGTGAGTATGCCGACCAGGCCAACGCCCTCTCCCCGGCCCAGGCCAGCCTGAACGCGAAGATGGTCGAGTACGACCGGAGCCTGCGGGAGATCGGCGAGGCACCCGACCCGGCGAAGCGGGCCGAATACATGGCCGAGGTCCTGCGCGGCATGCAGGGCCCCTACCGCCAGGCCATGGAGGGCGCCCGCCTCGCGACCGAGGGGCAGCAGCGGCTCGGGGAGGCCTACGGTCAGGGCGCCGAGGCCTTGATGCACGCCCAGAATACCGAGCGGGCGATGGACGAGGTCCGCAAGCAGGGTATTCAGAACGTCACTGCGCAGACGGTGGGCGTGCAGGATTTGGCGAACAGGTACGACAACCTGACCCGCGCCCAGAACGCCAATGCCCAGCGCGCGGCGAACGACAACGCCCAGCGCAACCTCGACCTCCTCCAGAAGGAGGGGGATCTGATCGGCGTCGCGGCGGACCAGCGCGAGCGGGAGCTTGCAGTCTTCAAGGCCCGGCAGGACGCGGCGCAGCGCCCCGGCGCGAAGGAGGAGGACGTTCAGCGGGCGGAGGCGCTCGCCCGCCAGACGGTCGATCAGCGGAACCGCAACCAGCAGTTGGAGAACTCCTGGAACGAGCTGTCCCGCATCGGCGAACAGGCCTTCGACCGGATCGGCAACGCCATCACCGAGGCCTTCGCCAACGGCAGCATCAAGGCCATCAACTTCGGCAGCATCGCGAAGGCGGTGTTCTCCGAGATCATCCAGGCCGGGCTGCGCCTGGCCATCATCAACCCGGTCCTGAACAGTGTCTTCGGTGGGAACCGTGGGACGCTGGGCGGGGCTGTTACGGCGGTCGGACAGGGCTCTGGTGGGGTTGGTATCGGGGCCGCCGCCGCGGGTGGTGGCAGCTACCTCGACTACGCCAAGAAGCTTGGTGGCGCGTTCGACAGCAGCTTCTTCGGCGGGACCGAGACCTTCGGCAGCGGCATCGTCGGCAAGTTCGATCAGTTCGCGCAGACGAACGTGGCCGGCTTCCTTGATGCGCCGCTGTACAGCACCGGCTTGAATGCGGGCCTTAGCTCAAGCGCCGCCAACAACCTTGCCGCGAACGGCTTTACCTACGTCGGCGACGCCTCAATGGGTGCGGTGGGCACCTCGACCTTGGCAGGGACGCAGGGAGGCGTTTCCGTCGGCCAGGCGGCCGGTGGCGTGCTGGGCGTCGCGGGCGGCGCCTTCGGGATCTACAGCGGCATCCAGCAGGGTGGCGCACGCGGCGCGGCCAACGTCGTGTCGGGGGCCGCGGGCGTGGCCGGCGGCGCCGCGACCCTGGCGGGCGGCGCGGCGGCCGGCGGCATCATCGGCGGGGTGGCGACGGTGGCCCCCTACATCGCCATCATCGCCGCGGTGGTCGCGATGATGCTCCCCGCGCAGAAGCCCTCCGACCGCACCGGCACGGCCGAGGTGACCTACGCCGACAACGGCATCCAGATCGGCGGGCTGGAGGGGGATCGGTACAGCGAGGAAAACCGCTCCTTCGCCCGCCAGGTCGGGGAGAGCCTGCAGAAGGTGGCCGACCAGATCGGGTCCGCCTACGGCATCAACACCTCCGGCAAGATGCTCGTCTCCGCCGGAAGCCGCGACGGGCTGGTGCTGCGGAACGGCGACACGAACTACGATTTCGACACGAACGCCGAGGGCGTGTCGGGCCTGATCAAGAAGGCCACCGCCCTCATGCTGGCCGAGAACAAGAGCCAGCTCACGGGTGACCTCCGCACGGTCGCCGACACCGTCGGCACGGACGATCCGGACAAGCTGCTCAAGGCCCTGGACTTCGCGGCCTCCACCTACAAGGCGATGACGGCCCCGGTGGAGGAGGCGACGGTCGCGAACAGCGCCTTCTCGCAATCCCTCAAGGCCATGCGCGATCCCTGGGACGAGGCGATCAAGACGGCGCGGGAGTACGGCCTCGCGACCGAGACCCTGGCTGCCCGCCAGGCTGAGGCGACGACGAAGATGGTCGAGGCGCGGGACCGCACCCTCGCCGACATCATGCAGACGCAGTCCGACCGCGTGCTGGTGGCCGGCGGGGGCAACACCTTCGACCGCCAGTTGGAGAACTACCTGCGCGCGCAGGATGCCGCGCGCACCGCCGCCGCCGATCAGGTCCGCAGCCTCGGGGTGGCGGAGGACACCGTGAACGCGGTCCTCGCCGCCATGGTCAGGGCGTCGGACGCCGAGGTGGCCGAGATGCGGCGGCAGAGCCTCGTCGCCCGTGAGACCAGCCGCTTCGGGCTGCTGGACCGACAGGCGCAGGCAGATGGGACCGGCGCAACGCTGGACGGCCAGCTCGCGACCTACGACCGCCGGGCGTGGCTGGAGCGCCAGCAGGCGGCGCGGGACGGCGTGACCGACATGGTGGCGCTGGAGCGGACCCAGGCCGCCGAGCGCCTCGCCATCCAGCGGCAGTTCGGCGAGCAGGCCGCCCAGCAGGCAGCCGCCCAGGCCGCCGCCAACGACAACACCCGGACGGAGTTCTGGTCCACCAGCCGGTCCCTGGAGGGCCGCGGCTACCTCAACGACCTGATCGGCCTGCGGTCCTCGACCGACGCGGCGGACGGGGCGCGCCGCGCGGCCGGGCTCGGCCAGGGGCAGATCGACACCCTCTACACTGGCCAGGTCAACGCCGTCCTCGGGGGCCTCACCTCCGCCCAGCTCGCGGACGTGGCGACGAGCATGGCCGCCCTGGACCCCACGGTGGCGGCGCTGGCCCGGGCCATGGTGGACAACACCCGGGCGACCGAGGAGGCAACGGCCCGCGAGGGCGCCGCCGGCACGGCGGTGGGCGTGGTGTCCTCGCTGGCCGACTATGCCCGCGGGCTGCGGACGGGCGACGCCTCGCCGCTCAGCGCGACCCGCCAGTACGAGGCGGCGATGCGGGAGTTCCAGGCCACGGCCGGTGCCGCGCAGGCCGGGGACTGGACGAGCATCACCCGCCTCCAGGGCTACTCCGACACCCTGCTCAACGCCTCCCGGGCGGTGAACGGGTCGGGGGCCGGCTACGTCGCCGACTTCGACCGGGTGCAGCGCGTGCTCGGGAGCATCGCCGACCTCGGCGCCGATCGCCTCACGGCGAGCGTGCTGGCGATGGAGACCCGGACCCAGACGCAGGCCCTGCTGGAGGAGCTGCAGCGGCTGCGCGCCGAGGTGGCCGGGCTCCGCTCCGAGAACCGCCAGGCCGCCGGCACGCCCCCGGTCGCGGTCGGGGTGGCGGCGTGAGGCCGGTCGGCTCGGCCCCGGCCGGCTCCGCCCGCCGCCGGCGCCTGCCGCCGGTCATGGCGGCGCCGAGCGCGGATCTCAGCGCCCCCTTCTGGGTGCTGGAGATCGAGGCGCGCATGCCCGGCAGCGCCGCCGTCCCGGAGGCGCGCGGGGTCGGCGCGGCCCCGGCCGGCGCGCGGGCCCGGCGCGTCGCCTCGCGGGAGAACGTCACGACGATCCGCGTGGCCGACACCGGCTACCGCACGCGGCCGACCGATCCGCAGGGGGTGGTGCCGTACCCGCCCCTGCTGCGCCAGGCCTTCGCGGTGGACCGGCTGATGGGCCTCTCGCCGTTCGACGCCGAGGCGGCCTCCTCCTGGGGCCGGGCGGTGCTGCTCAACCCCGACCGGCGCTGGGATGCCCTGGCGCAGGCCTACAGCGTCGAGGGGCGGCGGGCGCGGGTCCTGACCGGGCAGCGGGCGTGGGACGCGGCGACGGGCCTCTGGGTGGATCCTCCCTACGCGGCGCTGCGCGAGGCCTTCGCCGGCCTCTGCGAGCCCTGGGTCCTGACCGGGGACGCGCTGGAGGTGCCGCTCCGCGATGTCGGCTACTGGCTGGAGCGGCCGCTGCTGGGCACCTTCGCCGGCACGGGCGGCTACGAGGGCACGGCCGAGATGGCCGGCCAGCCGAAGCCCCTCGCCCTGGGCGGCACGGACGCGGCGCCGATCCGCCACGTCACCCCCGTGCTGGTGGACCCGGTGAGGCAGATCTACGCCGTGGGCGGGCGGGTGGTGCGGCTCTACGAGGGCGGCGACCCCACCAACATCCCCGCCGGCGGGGACGTGCCCGACCTCTACGCCGGGGACTGGCCGCTCGGGACCTACCGGACGGACGCGGCGCGGGGCTACGTCCAGCTCCACCGGGCACCGGCCTTCGCGCTGACCGCCGACGTGGTGGGCGGGGGCGAGGCGACGGCGGCGGGCATGGCGCGCGCCATCGTGGCCCGGCTGGGCCTGCCGGCGCCGCTGCTGGACGCGGCCTCCCTGACGGGGCTGGCCGCGGCCTGGCCGCAGCCCTGCGGCTGGTGGTGGGGCGAGCAGGTGCAGGCCTCGACGGCGATCAAGGCAGTCCTCGCCTCGGTCGCGGCCCGGCTGGTGACGACGCGCGGCGGCCTGCTGCGCGCCGCGCCCCTGCGCGCCCTCCCGCCCGGCACGCGCCCGGCCGCCAGCTACGGCCCGGCCCAGATCATCGACCTCGTGCCGGTGCCCCTGTCCGATCCCCTGATGCCCGCCCCGCTCGGCTGGCAGGTCGGGTGGGGGCGCTACCACACCGTCCAGACGAGCAACCTGGACGGCAGCCTCGACGACGCGGCCAAGGCCCTGCTGGCCCAGGCCTGGCGCATCGAGGCCGCGAGCAACACCGCCGTCTCCGCCCTGTCCCGCCGGCCCAGCCGCCCGGGGATGGTGGAGAGCGCGCACCTGACGGCGGCCGGGGCGCAGATCCTCGCCGGGAACCTGCGGGACCTCTGGTGCGTCCCCGGCGGGCGCCCGGCCTACCGCGTGACGCTCCCGGCCGAGCTGGCCTGGCAGCACGAGATCGGGGCGCCCCTCGCGGTGCGCTTCCCGATCGGCGGCTTCGAGGCCGGCCGCCTGGTGCAGGTGGTGGGCGAGAGCAGCCTCGCCGGCGGCGACACCGGCACGCTGACCATCCTGACGTAGGGGCATCCATGGGTATCGCAGGCTGGTGCTGGGACGGGAACCTCGTCCGGCTGGGGGTCCTCTCGGCCGGATCGCAGGTGCCGGGGCTGGGGGTGGCGAACCTCCAGAACGAGCAGGGCGACCCTACCTACGGGTGGCAGACGACCGGGACCGCGGACTGGTTGAAGCTGGACGCGCTGGCCACCCGCGCCTGGCGCGTGCTGCTGCTGGCGCGGACCAACCTGACCCCGGCCGCGACGATCCGGTGGCTCCTCTACGGCGGGGCGGACCTCCTCGCCCCCGTCGCGGTGCCGACCGACAGCAACGCCGGCGCCTCGCTGGGGCCGGCCACCACCCGCAATGCCGGCAGCGATGGCGGCCCGGCGATCGGGGCAGTGACCCGCTACACCAACGCGGCGGGCTCCGCCTACGTCGCCGTCGCCCGCGGCCTGGAGGGCGGCGCCGCCTACGAGGCTACCCTCTGGATGCGGCGCATCAACGGCAGCAGCACGGCCGGCACCGCGCTGATGGCCGAGTACCCCGACGCCGCCGGGCAGGCCGTGCGGAGCTTCGTGCCCATGACGCTCCTGGCGCAGGGGACGAACTGGCAGCTCCTGCGCCTTCGCTTCACGCTCGGCCGGTCGGGGCCCTGCACGCTCCTCTTCGCGGCGGACACCGGAGCGCTGACCTACGAACTCGGTGCCGCCAGCCTCGTCCAGGTCCCCGTCTACGACAGCGGCATCGTCCCCGCCGGGGTGGTGCCGGGCATCGGGCAGACGATCCACGTCCTGCCGGCGACGACCTTCGGGCGGCTGGTCCGCTGCGACATCAGCGACCCCGGCAACCCCCAGGGCTCCCTCAACGTCGCCCTGGCCTGCATGGGCGACCTGACGCAGACCGGCCTCAACATCGCCTGGGGCGGCGGCATCTCGCGGGAGCAGGGCGGCTCGGATCTGGTCACCCGCGGCGGGGCCGAGTGGCCGCGCCTCGACTGGACGGCGCGTACCCGGGACATCGAGCACGACGCGATCCTCGCCTCCGAGGTGTGGCCGGTCGTGATGGCGCTCGACGCCCACGCCCGCCGCGGCGCCAACGTGCTCTTCGTGCCGGACCCCGACAGCCCGGACATCGCGCGCGAGGCCATCTACGGCCGCCTGCGCTCCACGGCGCCCGTCGCCACCCCCTACCAGACCGAGGAGCGCCAGAGCTGGCGCGCCACCATCAGGGAGCGCCTGTGATGCCCGTCAGCCTCGTACTGGAGACCGCCAACAACCCGGGCGACGCCCTGAGCATCGCCCTCAACGGCCCGCCCACGGGGTCGTGGGCGTGGCTGGAGAAGGTGCCGAGCGGTCAGCGCGGCGAATACTACATCGTCGGCAGCGACGGCCTGCGCGAGAAGGGGATCGGCTACCCCGTGGCCGACAGCCCCAACCGCTTCGTGCGGGAGACCGTGCTGGACGGCTCCATGGGCCCCGGCGTGCGCGTGCCCTTCACGGGGCAGGTCGATTGCTACTCCGACTTCATCCCCGAGCGCACCGGGCGGCGCGGGGCGGACGGCAAGACGCCCTACGAGGACGTGCCCGACGCGCTGATGTCACGCCTCATCAGCAACCAGGCGGTGTCGATCCCGAACGGGCAGCAGTCGCTGATGTCGTTCAACGCCCTCGGCGTCAGCAACCTCCAGCCGGGGCTGGTCGTGCCCACCTCGGGCTTCACGGTCGCGCAGGCGGGCCTTCACCGCTCGGAGGCCAGCGTGACCTTCGCGGCCAACGCCACCGGCGCCCGCACCATCGCCTTGCTGCTCAACGGCGTGGTCGTCAAGTCCAAGCAGTTCGCAGCCGCCGCGGGCATCCCGATCACGATGGAGGTCTATATCCAGACCTTCTTCGCCCTCGGCGACGTGCTCCAGCTCAGCATCGCGCAGACCTCGGGCGGCGCGCTGAACGCCGGTGGCAACGGCTACGACGACTTCACCCTCACTCGGCTGCGGGGCTGATCATGAGCGACACGACCACGGCCTCCCTCCTGCCGGACTGGCCCTCCGTCGCGGTGCCGCCCGACGCGGACCTGCCGGGGATCGTGACGGCGGCCGGCGGCGACGCCGACCTCTTCGCGAACCCGCCCGGCTCCCTCTACCACGACGGCCGCCTCTACGTCCGCGGCGTGACGCAGGACGCGCTGGACGCGGCCCTCGCGGGCGGCCCGGCCTAACCCACCACCCTCTGACCGTCTGGAGTGCCTGGCATGTCGGGAACCCTCCCGCAGCATGTGACGCTGCGCGCCTTCTTCGGCGCCTACACCGGCCTGCCCGCGAACGTCGTGCGCGGCACCTTGCCGATGCTGATCGAGGCCAACGACACGGCCACCGGGCAGCCCGTGGACGTGCTGGGCCTGAGCGTGCGCCAGTTCCGCCCGGACGGTGGGGACGTGACGATCACCTCCGGCATCGTCCGCACCGCGCCCGGGCGCTACACCGCCGAGATCACCTTCGACGTGGCCGGCGAGTGGCGCTTCGAGGTGAAGAGCATCGAGCCCCGCCCGGCCGAGACGGTGGCCTGGGCGCGCGTCAGCGGCCCGCAGGCTACCGCGGCCATCGTGGCGGCGGATGGCACCACCATCGCCGGCCTGCCGGGCAACCGGCCCTTCGACGTGCGGCTGATCACCGATCTGCTGACCGCGACCCCGTTCCTGGGCGGCGAGAAGCTGATCATCGTGCAGCTCGACGCCGGCGGGGTGCCGCAGGCGCGCGTCACCTCCCTCCAGGCCTTTCGCGACGACGTGGGCGCGGCGGCGTCCGAGGCGGAGGAGGCGGCCGCGGCCAGCGCCCTCGCGGCCGGTGCCTCCGCCACCGGGGCGGCCGGCAGCGCGACCCAGGCCGGCGCGGCTCGTACCGGGGCGGAGACGGCCCGCACGGGCGCGGAGGCAGCGCGGGACACCGCTGTCGGGGCGAAGACCTCGGCCGAGACGGCGCGGGACGGCGCGGTCACCGCGCGCGGCGCGGCCGAGGGCGCCCGGGATACCGCCACCAACAAGGCCGCGGCGGCCGAGGCCAGCGCCACCGGGGCCGCCAGCAGCGCGACCCAGGCCGGCGCGGCTCGTACCGGGGCGGAGACGGCCCGCACGGGGTCCGAGACGGCACGGGACGCCTCGGTGGCGGCCAAGGACGCCGCGGCCGGTAGCGCCGCGACGGCCACCACCCAGGCCGGCACGGCCACCACCAAGGCGACGGAGGCGGACACCTCGGCCAAGGGGGCTGCCGCCATGCTCGCCGCCCTCCCGGGCACGGTCCCGATCATGGTCGGGCACGTCTACAGCTTCCGGATCGGCCGCTACTACCAGGAGTGGGGCGCGCAGCGCGCGGTGGTGCCGCAGGTGCTGGCCGATGTGCTGGCGGTCTCGCGCGCCTCCATCGGTGGCTACTTCGACGCGGCCGGCGTCTATCAGCGCGCCGCCAACAACGTGCCCCGCATCAGTTACGACCTCGCCACCCTCCAGCCTCGTGGGCTGCTGCTGGCCGAGGCGCGGGTCAACTCAGCCACCAACCCCCTCTTCGTCGGGGCCGTTTCCGGCGGCTCCTACGGGACGGGGGTTGGCGTCTCGGCCCCTGCGACAGGCCTGACCTTCGCCTGTCTGGGCCGCGCGACGGAGGGTGGGCAGGACGGATTGCTCTTCAGCATCAAGGGCGACCTCGCCACTGCTGGCGGTGCGGGGCGGCTCGGCTTCACGCTGGACACCTTCAACATCCCGGCCGGCGGTAAGGGGGTGGCCTCCCTATCCTACCGCACTGTGTCCGGCACGCCGATGACGGGCACGCAGCTCCGCTTCACCTCGGGCAGCCTGTCGCAGGGTGTGCCGATCGCTACCAACGCGCTCCAGCGAGCCTCCACCGTCTTCACTTCCGCCGCCGGGGCCACGACCTCCAGCCTCCAGTTCGTCCCCTTCTTCGCGGCCGGCTCTATCGACACGGTGATCTTCGTCGCGCTGCCCGAGTTCATCGCCAACGCCACGGTCGCCGGGGTTCCCATCGCGCCCGCCCCGGACACCACGGGTGCCGCGATGCGCCTGGCCGATGCCACGCTGGTGCCGGACCTAGCCAAGATCGGCTTCAGCAACGGCGCTCACACCTTCGCCGCGCGGTTCCGCGTCGGGTTCCTCCCGGCCGCCGGGACCATCGCCGGGATCTGGCGCGCCGATGACGGCACCGACAACGAGCGCTTCCGGGCCTTCATCAACCCGGACGGGACGGTGACGGTGGGCGTGGCGATCGGCGGGGTGATGACGCAGGTCACCCCGGCCGGGACGGTGGCGGCCGACGCGGAGGTGCGCCTCGCCGCGGGCTTCGGCCTCAACGGCCTCAAGGCCTCGCTCAACGGCGGGCCCGTCGCCGCCGGCGCCCCCGCCGGTCGGCCCTACGCCATGTCCCGCCTCCGGCTCGGCTCGGCCGACCTGGGCGGCGCCACCTCCATGCTCAACGGCGGCCTGCTCGACTTCGCCGGGCGCCAGGGCCTGCTCTCCGACGCCGACCTGCAAGGGTTCCTCGCATGACCGACCCCACCCCCTGGGCGCCGCGCCTGCTGCGCTTCCGCGATCGTCCGGCCTACCTCGCCGCCCTCGCCGCGGCGGGCTGGCCCGCGCCGTCCGACGTGCCGGCGGAGACCGCCGCGCTGGTGGAGCTGGGCGTGCTGCACGCGCCCGGCACGGAGGACGCGCCCGGCCCCGCCCTCCCGGGCTGGCACGTCCGCGCGCTCTTCGCCGGGGCGCCGCCGGCGGCCCTCGCCTCGGCCGAGGTCGCGGAGGTGGCGGGGGCGCCGGTGGTGCCCGGCCTGGCGGACGACGGCGAGGATCCGCTCGGGCCTGTGCCGGCCAGCGTCACGCGCCGCCAGTTGCTGCTGGAACTGGCCGCGAGCGGCCTGATCACGCCCGAGGAGGCGCTGGCGGCCGCCACCTCCGGCGCGGTCCCGGCCCGCATGGAGCCGGTGTTCGCCACCCTGCCCGAGGAGGCCGCGCTGGCGGCGCGCATCACCTGGGCCAGCATGGGCGAGGCGCTGCTCTCCGACCCGCTGGTGGCGGCGCTGGCTGCGGCCGAGGGGCTGGACGGCGCGGCGGTGGCCGGGCTGTTCCGCCGGGCGGGGGCACGCTGATGGCCGCCACCGCTACGAAGGGACGCGCCAAGCCGCCCGCCCGCCGGGCCGCCCCGACCCCCACCACGATCGAGGACGCCTCGCCCTCCCTGCTGGCGAAGCTGGCGGGGGAGGTGCGCGTCGTCGCGGCCTGGATCGTGGGCATCGGCGCCTGCGTCGCCATGGTGTGGATGGTGGTGGACAAGGTGGGCGAGTGGCGCAGCGCGTCCGATGCCAGCACCGCCAAGCTGGTGATGGTCGAGCGCCAGCTCGGCGAGGTCACGACCCTGCTGACGGCGATGCGCGAGACCCAGGCCACCTTCTTGCCCCGCCTCGTCGCGGTGGAAGGCCTGCGCGCCGAGGTGGGGCAGCTCTCGACGCGGATGCAGACCTCCGAGACGAAGATCGAGACCGCCACCAGCTCGCGGAACCAGCAGTACGAGGGCCTGCGGGACCGGGTGCGGGTGGTGGAGCAGGCCGACGTGCAGCAGGCCGACCGGGCGGCGCAGCTCACCACGACGCTGGGCGCCATCGCGACGCGGATCGAGGACATGCTGCGGCGGATGGAGAACATCGAGCGGCGGCTGGACCGCAGCCTCTTCCTGCCCTCGCCGGGCACGCCGCCCGCACACCGCAACGGCGCCGAGCCCGAGGCACCCGCCGTGTGGCGCCTGCCGCACGTCGGCGCCTGATCCAGGGATGGCTGCGGTCGGGAGGGATACGAGCCCCCGGGCACCGGCGCGTAGTCGAGGTGGCGACCCGCCGATGCCATAGCCACCACCCCCGGGCCTGATCCGGGGAGCTTCACCATTAGGCCACTCTGGCACGCGACCGCAGCGGCGGCAGCGTAGCCGATCCGCGCCCGGACGGTCATCCGGGAACCCGTAAAAGGACACGACGATGGACACGACCAAGGGCGCGGCCCTGTGGGCGCTGCGCATGCTCATGCTCGCGATCGGCGGGCGCCTCACCGCGGCCGGCTACGGCGATGCGGCCTTCTGGGATCAGGCGGCCGGCATCGCCGTGCTGGCGCTGACGGGGGCCTGGTCCTGGTACGAGCGGCGGAAGGCGCTGGCGAAGCCGCCGGCGGTGGCGTCGTGAGGCGCTTCCTGCCGCGCATGGGGTGGTGCCCCATCAGCGCGTCGGACGCGGCCGAGCTGGGGCTTGCGGTGCGGCAGCCCTGGGAGGTTTTCAACATCGAGTGGCGCGGGCGGGGCATCGCCCTGGCGGTGCGCCCCCGGAGGGAAGACTGATGCCCTGGACCTGGGACCCCATCGGGCGGAAGTCGGTCTTCATCGAGCCCGCGCCGACCCCGCCGACGCCCGCCCCTGCCAAAGCCCCCACCCCTGCCGCCGCCCGCAAGGGCACGCTGGTGACGCTGGTGGGCGGCGCGGCCGCGGCGATCCTCCTCACCATCGTGCCCGGCTTCGAGGGCACGCGCCTGATCGGCTACCGCGACCCCGTGGGCATCCCGACCAAGTGTGCGGGGGACACGCGGGACGTGGTGGTGGGGCGGCGCTACACGGCGGAGGAGTGCCGGATCAGCCTGGAGGAGCAGCTCGTGCTGCACGCGGGGCCGGTGATGGCCTGCGTGCCGGCGCTGGCGGGGCGGACCTATCAAGCCGCCGCCAGCGTGTCCTTCGCCTACAACATCGGGGTGGGGGCGTTCTGCCGCTCCACCGCGGCGCGGCGCATGAACGCCGGGGACTGGCGGGGCGGGTGCCGAGCCTTCAACGAGGACGACGCCGGCCGGCCGCAGTGGGTGACGGCGGCCGGGATCAGGCTGCCCGGCCTGGTGCGGCGCCGGGCGGAGGAGCGGGCGCTGTGCGAGACGGGGTTGTCGTGACCCGCATCCCCGCGGCGGGCGGCGAGGAGCAGGACGCCTTCAATCGTGCCGCCCGCCGCGTCCTCCGGTCTCGCCCCGGGCGCTGGAAGGCGGCGAAGCGATCCTACTCGCGCCGGTTCCGCAAGGCAGCGCGGGCGGCCCTGGCGACGTGACCGCCCCGGCGACGTGGATCCTCTTCACCCTCCGGGGCGAGGAGGTCCACATCATCACCCAGGGCTCCCGCCTGCGGTGCCGGGCTTGGCGCTGGCTCTACCGCCTCGCCCGGCCCGCCGCGCCGCTCTGCCTGATGCGAGGCTAGTCGTCCGCGCCGGGTGTGTCGCGAGAGATGCGCTTGCGGTACTCCTCGACGCGGAGGAACGCTTTGTGGACCGCCTCGGCGGGCACGCTGTCCCTCACGACGAGCGTGTTGAAGGTCACGAACATCAGCAGCTCGCGCTCGACTGCCGTTTCAGGCTGCTTCGCGCCGAAGTCGCTCTGCGCGATCCCGAGCCAGTAGTAGCGGGGCGGGATGCTGCGCTTCTGGCTCTCGTGGATCACCTCCACCTGGTCCGTCTGGGGCTTCCAGACGACGTAGGCCTCAGCGAGCTTCATTCGCCTTCGCCCCCCTGCGGCGTGGGCACGCGGTCGAGGACGAGCTTCGTCATCGCCACCACGTCCGCCGCCGTCGCCGTCATGCCGTTCGACTGGAACCAGAGGAGGCACCCGTAGGCGGTATCCGCCACGTCAATGAGCGCATCGTGGAAGGGAAGAGCTGCACCCGACCCCTTCTTGACCATGCCCAGGTGACGCTCGAACTCGGACGAGTAGCGGACCCCATCAGGCCCCGTGACGCCACCGCTCATGCCGCCCGCGCCTCCTGGATCGCCGCCCGTGCCGCGTCCGCCAGGAAGGCGGAGCGGCTCTTGCCCTGTTGGTTGGCCGTGGCGTCCACCGCGGCCACGAGCCCCTCCTCCATGGAGATGTTCAGCCGTACCGCGCGGCCGGGCAGCTCGGCGCGCACGAGGATACGAGCGAACTCCTCCACCTCGGGATCGCGCTCGACGCTCTCCAGGGGGGTGGGCTCGGGGATGCGGTCGCCATCGGCGAGCATGTGGCGCAGGTGCAGGGCGAGCGCCTGCTCGGCCTCGCGCGCCGCCTCTTCGGTAGTGGCGCCGTGGGACACGCAGCCGTCAAAATCGGGGAAGAAGACCCCGAAGCCATCCGGTGCCTGCTCCAGCACGGCGGGGTAATATCGAGTTGCCATTTCGCGTAGTTCCTTTCGTCCTTTCGGGGGGGGAGGAGGCCCCGGTTTTCACCGGAGCCTCACACCTGTCTGTCGTTCGATGCTCTTCACTGTTCCGATCGGTAGCTCCTTATTCGGATGGGGGACTGTCGCTTTCCCCGGCTTGTCTGGGTGCTTGAAGTGCTTGTGGCTGCCTACCTGTTCCACTTCGCGCCACCCGGCGGCTTCGATGGCGGCGATTGCCGCCCTGCTGCTGACTGTCTTTCCCACCCGGCCTCCTTCGCTGTCCGTGTGTGTATAACTACACAACGCCTGACAGGGTTGCAAGAGGGTTTGTGTAAGTTTGTGTAGATAGTGGCGGAGAGCCCGAGGCCCCTGCCCTCCCCTTCTCGCCCAGGGGTCTTGGCCGACGCGAAATGGCGATGCTAGAACGAGCGCAGACGCTGCGGGTAATGGAGCGGGTAACGGGTTTTCGGCCCGGATATTTACCTTTCCGTTTCAACGCAGTAAAAACTCTTCATGGCGGACACCCTGTCCGCCAGACACTCTCACCCCGGGGCCGTATCGGCGTCGCCCCCGCGGAGATGCCGACGCCGCTCCCGTCCGCCGGAACGCCCCGACATGCCCGACAGGTCTGCCCACACCTCGCCCGGCACGATCTGGATCGATGTCGAGGACCTCTTCGACTATGCCCGGGTGAACCCCCGCCCCAGCGGGATCCAGCGCGTGGAGTTCGAGGTCTGCCGTTGCCTGGTCGCCGCCGCCGGGGAGGGCCGCGTGCGCTTCCTGCGCCACTCGGCCGGCGGAAACGCCTTTCGCGCCGTGCCCTGGGCCTCGGTCGAAGCCCTCTTCGCCGGCCTCGTCGCTCCGTCCCCCGGGACGACCGAGGCCGCGGCCGAGGACCCCGCCCCCGCCGCCGGCACCCTGACCCCCGCCGTGCCGGACCTCATCGCACCGCCCCCGCGCCGCCCAAGACTGCGGCGCCGGGCGCTGAGCTGGGTGGCGCGGCGCTTCCCGCCCCATATCCGGCCGCCCCTCGGCGACGCGGTGCTGCAGCAGATCGGCGCGATCCAGAGCGTCATGCATGCCGGCCGCATCGCCTTCGAGACGGCCTTCCCCCCCCGCCGCCCGGCCTGGACCGCCGCGCCGGCCGCCCCGCTCCCGGCCGCCGGCGCCGAGTTGCCGTCCGGGAACGAGGAGGCATCCGCCGCACCCGTGCCGGACGGGCCCATGCTCGACGTGAACGACTTCGACGACGCGCTGCCGGGCGACACCCTCCTCGTCCTCGGCTCGCCCTGGTTCCATCGCGAGTACGGCGCCCTCGTCGCCTCGGCCAAGGCCCGAAAGGGCGTGCGCTTCGGCGTGCTGCTCTACGACATCATCCCGCTGCGCCGCCCCGAGTTCTGCGACGCCGGGCTCGTCGATATCTTCGACCGCTGGCTCAGCACCGTGCTGCCGCACGCCGACGTGCTGATGGCGATCTCGGAGGCGAGCGCCGCCGACATCCACGCCTACGGGAAGGAGAAGGGCTGGCACCTGGCCATGCGGCCGGTGGCCATTCCCATGGGGACCGGCTTCGGCACCCCCGCCCCCGCCGCGCGCCTGGCCGGCCGGGTCTATCCGAAGGCCGGCAGTTACGCCCTCATCGTCTCGACCATCGAGGCCCGCAAGAACCACCTTCTGCTCTTCCGCGTGTGGCGGCGGATGCTGGAGGAGATGCCGCGCGACAAGGTGCCCACGCTCGTCTTCGCGGGCCGGGTCGGCTGGATGGTGGCGGACCTGATGCAGGCGCTGCGCAACGCCAACTACCTCGACGGCAAGCTGGTGCTGTTCCAGGACCCGACGGACGGGGAGCTCACCACCCTCTACCAGGGCGCGCGCTTCACCCTCTTTCCCTCCTTCTACGAGGGCTGGGGCCTGCCGGTGACGGAGAGCCTGGCCTTCGGCAAGCCGCCCATCATCTCCAACACCACCTCGCTGCCCGAGGCGGGCGGCGCCCTGGCCCGCTACTTCGATCCGGAGAACACCACCGAGGCCTACGGTGTCGTGCGCTCCGTGGTGGAGGACGAGGACGGGTTGCGCCGCTGGCAGGACCGGGTGGAGGAGGAGTTTCGTCCGGTCACCTGGGATGCCGCGGCGGAGGCCGTGCTGCGCGCGCTCGAGACGCCGGCTACGAAGGCCTGACGCGATCGGCCCCGGTCTGAGGGGGCCCGGCTCGAAGCCGGGACCCCCGGACGCTCAGCGCCCCTTCTCCTTCCGCCACGCCGCGAAGATCTCGAGGTTCTTCGCGTCCGTCGCCGGGTAGAGCCCGACGATCGGCTGCCCGCCGCGCACCTTCTCCGTCACGAAGTCCTCGTAGGCCGTCATCTCCACGGCCTCGTCGGCGATCTCCTCGGCGATGTGCGCGGGAATCACGATCACCCCGTCGCCGTCGCCCACGATCACGTCGCCCGGGAAGACCGGTGCGTCGCCGCAGCCGATCGGCACGTTCAGCTCGATCGCCTGGTTCAGCGTCAGGTTGGTCGGGGCGGAGGGACGGGAGTGGTAGGTGGGGATGTCCATCGCCGCGATCTCCACCGCGTCGCGGAAGCCGCCATCGGTCACCACCCCGGCCACGCCGCGCACCATCAGCCGCGTGACGAGGATGGAGCCGGCGGAGGCCGCGCGCGCGTCCTTGCGGCTGTCCATCACCATCACGGCGCCGGGCGGGCAGGTCTCCACGCCCTTGCGCTGCGGGTGCTCGGGGTCGCGGAAGACGTCGAGCTTGTTCAGGTCCTCCCGCGCGGGGATGTAGCGGAGGGTGAAGGCCTCCCCCACCATGCTCTCGGCGCGGGGGCGCAGGGGCTTCACGTCCTGGATGAACTGCTGGCGGAAGCCGCGCTTGAACAGGGCGGTCGCGAGGGTCGCGGTGGAGACGCCCTTCAGCTTCTCCCGCGTCGCGTCGGACAGGGGCATTCGTCTCGTTTCCTCAGTAGATCACGGGTTCGGAGACCGGCGCGCCGAAATCGGTGCGCAGGAAGTCGAAGTCGCAGCCCTCGTTGGCCTGCTGGATGTGCTTGCTGAACATCTGGCCGTAGCCCCGCTCGTAACGCGGCTCGGGGGGCTGCCAGGCGGCGCGGCGCGCGGCCAGCTCCTCCTCGGAGACCTCCATGTTGATGGTCCGTGAATCCACGTCCACCGTGACGACGTCGCCCGTCCGCAGCAGCGCCAGCGGCCCGCCGACGTAGGATTCCGGCGAGACGTGCAGCACGCAGGCGCCGTAGGAGGTGCCGGACATGCGCGCGTCGGACATGCGCATCATATCGCGCAGCCCCATCTTCAGCAGCTTCTTGGGCATGGGCAGCATGCCCCATTCCGGCATGCCCGGCCCGCCCTGGGGACCGGCGTTGCGCAGCACCATCACCGTCTCCGGCGTGAAGGGGTAGCTCTCGTCCTCCACCGCCTTCTTCATGGACGGGTAGTCGTCGAACACCACGGCCGGGCCGGAGTGCTTGAGGAACTTCTGGTCCATCGCCGCCGGCTTGATCACGCAGCCGTCGGGGGCGAGGTTGCCCTTCAGCACCGCCAGCGATCCCTCTCCGTAGATAGGGTTCGCGGTGGCGCGGATGACGTCGTCGTTGTAGACGCGCGCGCCCTCGATGTTCTCGCCCAGCGTCTTGCCGGTCACGGTCACGCAGGAGAGGTCGAGGTGCTCGCGGATGTTGTTCATCAGCCCCTTGATGCCGCCCGCGTAGAAGAAGTCCTCCATCAGGTAGGCATTGCCGGAGGGGCGGACGTTGCCGATCACCGGCACCTTGCGGCTGAACCGCTCGAAATCCCCCAGCCCGACATCCTGGCCGGCGCGCCGTGCCATGGCGATGAGGTGGATGATCGCGTTGGTCGAGCAGCCCATGGCCATCGCCACCGCGATCGCGTTCTCGAAGGCCGGCCGCGTCTGGATCTTCTGCGGGGTCAGGTCCTCCCACACCATCTCCACCACGCGCCGCCCGCTCTCGCTGGCCAGGCGGATGTGCCCGGCATCGGCCGCCGGCACGGAGGAGCCGCCCGGCAGCACCATGCCCACGGCCTCCGCGATGGCCGTCATCGTGCTCGCCGTGCCCATGGTCATGCAGGTGCCGTAGGAGCGGGCGATGCCGCCCTCCACGCCGAGCCAGTCCTGATCGGTGATCTTGCCCGCGCGCAGCTCGTCCCAGTACTTCCAGGAGTCCGAGCCGGAGCCGAGCACC